TTGTTTAAATGTTCGCAACTGAATCTCCTGAATTACCTGTTTTATTTGCAAGTGATACATGAAAAATTCTCTTAGGATCTGGATTTGCTTGTATTAAATCAGTAACATAATCCTTGAGTTGTTTTTGCTGTTTTACTTTCGTATACCACGATACTCTTCCACCAAACTTCACTTTCTTTGGTTTTTCAAACTCTAATTTAAAATTTGGGTCTGGTAAAGAATTATGAAATAATCTCTTTCTCAATTTTTTCCATTCAGGCCCAGATGCAAGAGTTATATGTAAATCTTTTATTGGTTTCATATCTGAATTTTTCGTCACAACACTATCTCTCATTTTTGATAATGCTCCCATATCTTTTGAAGATAACATATACTTCAAAACACTTTCAACCTTGACCTCTTCTCTAATGTTATATTTGTTTTTGATTGCTCTCAATAATTCTAATTTATTATTTTTACCAGTTTTAACTGCAAATTCAAGAGCGTGGTTGAGAGCATCTCCTACTTGTATCCCTTTCAGTCCTATTCCCATTAAATCTCTTCCTCCAATTGAAAGATCTTTAATTGATGTCACCGTCATTCTTCTAAGTCTACTAGAAAGAGTAGGTCTATTCTTTACCTTTAAATATTCATCTATATTTGCGATACCTTTATTATCAACATTTTTTATAAATTGGACAAGTTTAAAATCATTTTTTTCTAAAAATGGAGAGTTATCTGTATATGTGACTACACTTTGAACTGCTTCAGCATCATTATTTGATAATCTCATTTTACTTATAACCTCTTTTCCTGCATTTGAACCATATCCATTCATTAACATTCCCATAAATGCGGGAAATGCTTTTTTATCAAGTTTATCAATTGATGCAAGATCAATTTTTCTTAAATTTGATTGTGGTAAAATATGATCAATTAATCCTGTATCAAATAATAATTTAATTCCAATACTAGGTTTCTCTGCTTTAGTAAACATCTTACGAAACTCTTCTTGAAATCTCTCTGCTGAAACTGTTGATATGGACTTTGCATTTTTCTTTATTTCTTCAAATGTTTTTGATTCAATCTTAAATTCAAATCTTGCCGCAAACTGTACCGCACGCAACATTCTCAATGGATCTTCTTCAAATGCAACTGGACTAATCATACGGATTTCCTTTTTCTTCAAATCCGTCATACCTTTTCGACCTATATCAATTACTTTTCCTGTGTCTAAATCTTTTGCAAGAGCATTAATCCAAAAATCTCTTCTTAATTGATCTTGTTGAAGTGTAATTCCCTTTCCTAATTTGACTTCAAAATCCTTATGTCCTTTTCCCGTACTCTTTGAATCTATTCTAGGAATTGAAATATCAATCTCTCCAGAACCACCTTCTGGAGTATACTTAATAATACCAAAAGATTTTCCAACTAGATTTACCTTTCCAAATGGTTGCAAGATTTTACCCAAAGTCTCTAATTCTATTCCAACCACTAAAAGATCTAAATCTTTTGATACTTTTCCTAAAATTTCATCTCTTACCGCACCACCAATTTGATATATCTTACCGCCACCTCGTTTGACCGCATTTCTTACATCAGTAGAAAGTGTTGCCGCAAGATCATTTTCATGTATTATTTGTTTGAAGGATTTCATGAATACCGTGTGCTATAGATTTATATTTAACCTGTTCATCTTGTTTTTTATTTCCATAAATTGCGTCATTAGCATTCTTTAGATGTTCAGCAAAACCTTTGTGTAATACCATTTCAAATTTAAATTGTCCACCATATCCATTCCCATCTTCTCTAATTCCAATACCTGCAACAGGAATAACTTCTTTTGAACCTTCAACATTATATCCAATATAAGGGTTTCCTTTTTCATCTTTCAATGGTTCAAAACGTTCACTTATTTTACTATAATCATCTGTACCAAATATATGTTTCATTGTATGTGGATCTAAAGAAAGATCCCCAATTGCCATAACTTCTTCTCTTTCAGAAACGCCCTTCAATGGAAAATTACCTTTGATATCAGTCATCATTCCTTCTGTTAATTTAGGATTTTCTAGTATAGCCGTTATTGCCGCATCTTGATAATCTTGGCTAACTTGTCTATGTTCTTTAAGAAATTGTTTAGCTTCTCCATCACCAGCCTTCGCTACTTGATTTAATGCTGTCAACAATACTTTTGATTTATCTCTAGTTAAATCCCACTTTCCGCCCTCTTTCTTGTTTGTTATCAGTTCTTTTAAATCACTAACTTTTTTTGACTTCATTAAGTCTGATAAAGGTGGTTCATTGGGATTAATTTTATCAAAATGTTTAGTTACCGCCTCTACTAATCTATTTCTTTGATTTTCCCCAAATAAAGATGCTTTAATGGGGTCTGGTAACTGGTCATCCCAAGCTTCAAATTTTCCTGTACCAGAATTTAAAAAGTTTACAAGTGTAGATTTTTTTAATGAAACTTCATGAAGAAAACTGCCGCCCTTTCCTTTAACTCTGAAAAAAACATCTGTTGAATACCCTTTATTTTCATCATAACCTTCACCCCACATAGCCTCAACATCTTCTTTTGTATCCCAACAACCAAACTCTATTTCAGAACCTTCTCCATGTTCTTTTTTCAAATAATTAAATATTGCTTTTCTATTTCCGTGTGCCGCATCAACCCAAGAATCATCAATTACTTTTTTCCTTTTTATCTTCCCCTTCTTATCTTTTTTATAATCAGGGTATGTGTCTTCTAAATCTTTATTATATTTTTTTAAAACATCTCTAAATTGATCAGCATCTTTATCATCCATTGTTGTCATAGCCATTGTCATCAATTCTCCCGCTTGAGCAAAGATTTTACCAGCACCGCCCTTAACATCTGAATAATTCTGATATTTTCCTGACGCCGCACCAGAGGCTTCACAATTTGCCATTCTTTCAATAAGATCAAAAACTCTAGGAGACACTTTTTTTCCACGCAAATTATCTGGAATTTTAAATCTATCTGGTGGAGGGCCCTGAGTGGCAAATTTAACATTACCTAAAAATTCTTCTAAGTCTTTTCCTTTACCAATTGGTTCATTCACTCTATCACTATTTTGTGCATCTTCAATACTTACTGTTTCAGTTTGTCTATGTTTATTTTTTTGATCGGATGTTTTTTCTTTTACTGTTGGTTTTTTCTCTGATTTTGTAACTACAGATTTTGCATTTTGAGTGTCAGATTTTACTCTTTTCTTTTTTGATTCAGAGGGATGTCGAAAATCGTGTGGGACTTCATCTTTACTATAACCATGTTTCTCAGCTTTATCATCTTTCTGTTGGGTTTTTCTATCTAATTTTTGAATTTCTTCACCACCTGTCGGATGAGTTCCATTAACCCAAGCTGTAGCATGGATTGCATCATTAAAATATTCTCTTTTATTTTCACCATTTTTAACACCAACCCAAGAACCACTATTACTTTTATATATTACACCTCTTCTTAATTGTTTAAATCCTTGATGTTTCTTATCTTTTTGCTGCTTTGTGTGATGGGCATGTTGATCTACATGATATGCGTGTGGGTCTTTTGATTTGGAGTCTTTATCTATATAAGGGCCTGACTCTTCCCTTATAAATTGATTAAATGATTGTGGCATAACTCAATATCCTGCTATAATTAAAGATTATAACTATTTATGTTTATAAAAATTGTCTCTTGAGTTATCTTGAAAGGAGTTTGAAGGCATTTTCTAATCCGCCGATGAGATAATTTTTCCCTAATTTTACATCTGCGATTTTTCCAGCTGGTTCTCCCCGAATGCTTTTCATATTTTTTAAATAATCCTTCATTGCCTTCATATTGGGATTTGCTGCTTTGGGGATTTTTACTATTCCACTTTTTTCCATATATTCTAAATGTTCACCACCCCTTAATGTAATGAGCCATTCTTTTCCTCCTGCACCAGGACCATGATCCCAACTTATAATATCAACAAGTGGTACTCGTAATTTTTTAGCCATCGCTCCAATATCTGCTTTAGTAAGACCATTACCTTCTGTTAATATTTGTTTTGCGATATTTTCAATTGGGCCGTCATAATCTTCAACATACTTGTTTAATTCATATTTACCACTATCCATTCCATAAATCTGCATGTGTAATCTTTTTTTAACAGATTTACCATCCTTTGTTAAATTGACTTTTTTGATAGCGGTTTTGCCGGGTGATGGTTTTCTTTGCCCAAATGTAACTTCTCTGTCCCATGAATCTTGATCTACATCAAAACCATGAGCTTTTTTGGTGTGATCTTTTGCATGTTGAACTGCTGCGGAAAAAGTTGGATGATATATGTCATATGGTTTTCGTGCTTCTTCAATTCCTGCTTGGGCTTTATTGGATTTTTCAACCTCTTTCATAGAATCTTTTTTTGAAACATTACTTTTATTTTTCTCAAATTGTTTATAATTTTTATTTTCTCTCATTGGATTGTCAGAAATCTTAATCGTTGGATGATTCACTTTAGCTTTAGAAAGGGTACTCTTAACACCACTTTCTATTCCCTTTTCAACATGTAATGTATCATCTTTCCATTTAAATTTTCCTGAATGATTCTTTAAATGTTTATTAATTTTTTCTTTGTATGCTCTATTAGGAGTTACAAATTCTTCTAACACTTTTCCATCTTTGTAATGGGCGGCATGTTTATGGTCACCTCCCCCTTTACGAATCTTATTTAATTTTCCATCATCCTGATATCTACTTGTACTATAATGTTGACCAGTTTTTGTATTTTTAATAGTATACTGCGGTCTTTTTAAACTTTTTAGTAACTCTATGCTTTCCTCTACCTTTCCGCTTGCTTGTTTTTTCCGTTGTTCTTTATAGCGGTTATCTCGTTCTTGATGTATTTTTTCATACTTGTTTTCCATCTCTTTATCGAGACGTTTCGATTTCGCCCATTCAGATTCTTTTTTTGAAATTTTGTTTACTGCTTCTCTTTCACTTCGTTGCCTTCGATCATCAACTTCACCAAGTTCCAATTCTTCTTTAGGACCATATCCCTTAGGCGTTACATCTGTTATTTCTACACCTCGTAGTCTCGCACCCTTTCTCATACGTGCTGCAACTTCTGGTTTTGGATTACCTTTTTTGTCAAAGAACTTTGCGAGATGAGGTGGTAATTTTGATGCTTCATCAAAATTGAAATCTTCTTTCATCAATTTCATACCCATTCTTTTTCGTATGACATTTATCTGCTTGATGATCTCTTTTTGTTTTGGTGAACCAGGCATAGATTTCAACCCCTTCACCATCAATGCATACATATCTGCTGTATCTGATGATCCTTCTACAAGTTCTGTTTCCTGATAAGATTTAAACGTTTTCATTTCTTTAGTGCATATCCTTTTTCATCTCGATACTTTATAATATTTTTTGCATCTTCTTTATCTTTTTTAGACATTCCATGTCCATAATTTCCATAATTGGGGGAATCTGGCATTTTATTCACTTTCCCGCCCCTCTTCTTAAATTTCGCTATTGCATCAGCAAAGTTTGATTTATTTTCCTCTTCACCCATGATATGAAAAGTATCTTTAACTCCTTGACTTCTTAAATGCTTATCAACTTTATCTACATGTTTCGCTGGAACATGAAGTTTTCCTTTTTTCCATTTGCCTTCTACATTAATATCAGACAATGCCATCTTTACTTGTAATTCTAGGCCCTCATCTACAGTTTCTTGTAAAACTTCTGAATTTTCATCAGGAATTCTTTGTTCTTCTGGTGTCACTTCTGATTGAACTTCTTCTTCGGGGGCGTCGGGTGGATTTGCGGAAGGATTAACTACCTGCAAAACGGCTTTATTTAAATTTTCAAATTTTGATTTCTCAGTAAACCACATAATAGTCTCCGTAATAGTAATAGGTATTTGCTATATTTAGTTAAAATTAAACTTGTCAAAGTCTTTCTTTTTTTCAGTATTCTCTGTGGAAGGAACATCATCATATTCATCTGTCTTTTTAACTTTTTTGCTATTATCAACAACATCATTAATGCCCGTTTGAGCAGATTCTTCAAGATCAAATAGTCTCATTTTCTTTCTATCCACTCCAATCATAAATCTTTTATTATATATTGGGTCACTGTATCTATTTTTTAACTGTTTAACTAAAAATTGACCCAATTCTTCAAGCTCTTCAGTGGATATTATGGCAAACATGAAATCAGCCGTGGCGGGCAAACCAAAAGATTCAGACGTATCTTCTAATCCAATATCTGTAGAAGTAAATCCACTTCTTGTAGTTTGTGTAGCGGAAACGATGGGAACATTATATTCTACTGCGAGACCTCTCAATTCCTCCGCAATAGATTTAATATATGAATAAGAATTTACATATGCTCCTGCTTTGATTCTAGATGAAGTACATATATTTAAATAATCAATAAAAATAATATCTGGTTTAAAATCTCTTTTTAATGCCAATTCATTCAGAAGACTTCTAAAATGTTGGGCTCCTGCTGCGGCAGTTGGATATTCTTTTATAATTAATTTTCCTTTAGCCTTACTTTTCAGCTTTGCAACTTTCTGATCAAAAATAGCCTTTGGTAAATCAGTAATATCATCCATAGAAATATTTAAAAGATTCGCATCAATTCTCATTGCAATCTTTTCTTCTGCCATTTCTAATGTAATATACAATACATTTCTACTTTCATTTAAACAATTAGCCGCAACATGACACATAAACAATGATTTACCTACACCTGTTCCTGCCAATGCGATATTTAATGTCTTTCTTGGTAATCCACCCTTTGTAATTTTATTAAAATATTCTAAATCAAAAGGAATCTTTTCCTCAACTTTATGATAAAAATTATAACGATCGTCACTATCATCTATATAATCATGTCCAATATGAGGATCAAATGTTACTCCTAAAGCATCTGTGAGAATTTCTGGTATCTTCCCCTTATCATCTTTAGTTTTACTATTAGGACTAATGATTTGAACACTCTCCATAATAGCATTATAAATGGATTTATCTTGACAAAATGATTCTGTAGTATTAAGTAACCACTCCTCATCAGATATTTCTTCTTTATTTTCTTCTAAAAATCCAACAAGTTTAACACAACTATTATAATCATCTTCATGAAGATCTGTCCTTTCACTCAAATTGATTACAACTGCCTCTTTTGTTGGGAGATTATTATAAGTCGAAATAAATGAATGTAATTCTTCAAAAAGTGCCTTTTCTCCTTTATCTTCAAAAAATACACCTTTAAGATAAGGTATAACTTTGCGAGTATACGTTTCATTATATAATAGATTTTTTAATATTAAATGTTCAACTCTATCCATCTAATTCTTCTACTCCCACCTGACCATATAAAAATTCTTTTTTGCAAGCTGCATTTATACCATCCATAATATCATCTGTAAAAAACTTTTCTGGATCTGCATAAACCGCCTTTCCATAATGTTTTCCTCCATCTGGAAATTCATATCTATTTGATACCTTCTTTATTATACCATACTTTTCTGCAATGTCAAGTAGGCCATAATATCTATCTAATCCTTTATCATATGTTAAAAGAACATCCACTATTCTATTCTCTTTTGTTAATCTAGATTTATGTGTTTTACAATGTATGATATTACCAACTACTACGTTACCAACTTTTTCCTTTTTCTTTGACAAAAATAATATAGTTGATGCTGCATATTTTAAACCAGATCCTCCACCCATTTCTTTAGTAGGAAACATCGACCCTATTTGATCATAAGTATGATTTGTTACAATCATAGGAATTCCCGCTCTTGCAAGTCTCAAAGTTAAAACTCTAAAAGCTCCTTTTAAAGCGGGGGCTCTTGTCATATCTCTTTTATCAGAACCACTAGTAGTGTCTTCCATCTCTTTAGTAGTTGACAAATTACCCAAAGAGTCTAGACACATTAACAATGGCGTTTTTTCTGATTCCTTTTCATATTCTGCTATGATTTTTGAACATTGATTTGCAAATTCTTGAACTGTAGTTACAGGAATAACTAAAAATCTATCAGTAGGAACTTCTCTGGCATCCAACATCGCTTTTGTTACTGCAGATTCACTTTCAAAATATATAACACTGCCTTCTATATTATTATCAAGAAAATGTTTACATATACCAAGTGTGAAAAAGGTTTTACCTGTTGAACTTTCTCCCGCAATAGCGGTAATCTTATTAGATGGTAACCCACCCTTTATATCTCCTGATAAAAGTGCATTTAAAGTGTAACATCCTGTATCCACATATTCATCTATGTCTGCAGTATCTATTCCTTCAACCGCAATCGAAGCATATGGATTGTCCGCAATAGTTTTTGCTCTACTCAAAAATGTCATAATTATTTTTCCTTAATTAATTTTCGTACTTGATTAAAAAGACGTTTTTTATTGTGCCTTCTATCCAATTCTACATTAAACTCATCACGAGCAAATGCTTCAAGTTGTTTTTTAGTCATGGATTCAATATTTACTTCAGCTGGTTCAATTTCTATTGGTTCATGATTTATAGGTATTTTTGGTTTTTTTGTGGATTCAGCATAGCCACTTCCAATAAACCAAGCTTTCATTTTATTTAATATATTCATTTTTTCCTTTCATCAAAAAAAATTTTCTAATGTTGATTTTCTTTCAGTTTCCCATCCAATAGTATCAAGAATGATTTTAAGTGGATCAAGAAACGATTTAGTAAATTGTAAATCATAATCTATATACTTTTCCAATTTAAATTCTTTAGGAAATGTATTTAACATAGCAATGACATTAGCTGTTGTAGGATTTGGAACTTTAAGATAAGTATATTTAATTTTTTCACCTTCTTGAATAGCTTGATATTTTCTTCCCAAACTATTTTTGTGAATCATATCATTATATATGATTGCTCCACGAATATGAAGTGGAGTTCCTTTTTTATAAAGTTGATTAGAATCATAATATTTATTAACTCCTTGAACTGACCTTGGAAAAGAAATTTCTTCTATTGGAAGATTTTTAAAATTCCCTTTAAACTCTTCAATGAAATCCAATAACGTTGATTCATCCTTATTCATAATAATGCTAATTGCATCTCTCAATTTATCACGACACGCAGAAGGAGTTGATGATTTAACTGCCTCAATGCCCATCATTTTAATTTTAGGTTCTTTGTAGCGAACACCCTCATTATCATAAACATTCAACATATATCTTTTTTTAGATGTCCAAATGCCTTTATCTGAAAGTCCTTCGCGCTTCATAAACATTTTCTGTTCATAAGCATTCATATATTCAAATAAATTCTGAAATGACTCATTAATCACTTCCTGAATCTTACCCTCACATACTTTATCAAGAAAATTAATAACCTTTTCTTTGTCAATTTCATCTTTAAATACGCTATTAACCAATTTATCAAGAACCACATAAATTGAATCTGTATCACTAGCAATAACATAATCCTCATTGTCAGTTTTTAATAACTTATTTAAGAAATTATTAACATCTCTCTCAATCCATTGAATAGTTAATTGTCCAGATTTAGTGACCGCCTCCGCCTGTCTAGTATCATAAAAACGAAAATATTGATTACCCAACGCTCCATATGCAGAATTAAGTGAAACCTTTTTCGCCATTTGTAAATTTTTAAATTTATCTACTCTATTAGAAATTGCTTTAGTTTTATTTTTCTCATATTCTATTAAAGCATCTATCATTTGCTTCTTATACTGAACACGATCATCATACATATTCTGCATCATTTTTGGAAGAAACCCATGAATATCTCTTCTAAAAAAGTGTCCATTCGCTGCCATACACAAATTATATTTCTTCAAAATAGAAGAATCTATTTTACGATTTAATAAATTATCAACAGTTATTTCATTCTTTAATTTTTGAATATCTGCTGGTAATTCACCAGTTATTAAAGTTTCTGGCGAAATATTATATTGCATAATAAGATGCGGATACAAACTATTTAAATCAAAAGAAACAACCCAATCATGTCTTCCAATTTGTGGATCTTTTACATATGCTCCCGCATATGCATGATCTTTAAATTTTCTTTCTTTTTGTGGAATAACAATGTCATTTTGTCTTAAATAATTAAAGGTGAGAATATCCCACATTCTTACTTGTTTAAACACATCATCATAATTTGTTTTTCCATCATAAGCAAGAACGACAGCCTGTTCAACTAATTTCTTTTTTTCCTCAATCTGTTCAATCAATTCTACATCTTTAATATTATAATCAATAAACTTTTGATGATCAAGTTTATAAAGTTGATGTAATGTATCATATTCTGAATAATCTAATTTAGCCTCTCCCAATTCAACATTAGCAATATGATCAAGTCTATAAGATTCTTGATTGACTAAGGTAAATTTTTTGTATAAATCCAAATAATCAAGTACTGAAATGCCAGTTAGATTATATGTCTGGTTATATTTTCCTCCAAGACCCATAACTTTTGATTCTCTAACAAAGTTCCAGGGCGATAATTGTTTTATATATTTTTCACCAAACAAATTTACAAGTCTATTCACAATATATGGAATATCAAAAAACTTAATATTCCATCCAGTTATAATATCAGGAGATATTCTTTTCCAATGTTCTACAAATGCATAAATTAATTCTTTCTCTGATTCACATTTAACATACTCAATATCTTCTCTTGTATTATTATAATCTCCACAACCAATTACAACAAAATCTTTTCCACATTTCATTGATATTGCGGTGATCTCTTCTTTTGCCTCTTCCGGTTTTGGGAATCCATGTTCAGAAGCAACCTCAATATCAATATACATTAATTTAATTTGATTAAAATCATATGCAATTGTTTTAGGATATTCATCAGAAAGATGACAATACATCCAACTAGTATATCCGTAGATTTCAAAATTTTCTACAGTATCATACTTATTCATAAACTCTTTGGCATCAGCAATGTTTCCAAATTTCATTTTGGATACTGATTTCCCACTAAGAGTTTTATATTTTGATTTTTCTTTTGAGGGGATAAAAAGTGTTGGGGCGTATTCTATCTTATTTTTAAATGGTTCTCCATTCTCAATACCACGCTCAAGAACAAAGTTTCCATACTGTGAAACATTTGTATAAAATTTCATTTATGTTTTTTATGTGTATTTCTAGTGTACATAATATATTATATCAAATAGAAGACTCTTTGTCAAGACAATAAAATCTTTTTAGATTCCCATAAGGCCTTTGACATATTTTACTTTTCCTTTTTGCTTTAAGGCTGTTAAACAATTCCCTCGATTTGATCCATCTCTTTTATAAGAACAATGTATCCATCCTGAATTAGGATCTACACCATTATAAAATTCAAGAATTAATTGATCAAATTCTAGATTATCTGCTATCCATTTAGCAAGTTTTGGATTAGAAATTTGATAACTTTCAAAATCAGCAGCTTCTCCATTGCAATGCTGACTCGTTTTAGACCCACCCACTTTTGAATTGAGTGTAGGAGAACGATATCCAGAATTTAAAGTAATAACTCCGTGAACTTCTCTTATTGGTTGCAATACTGCATGAGCAAGTACTGATAAATTAATTAAATGTTCAGTAGTTGCCGGAGCATTATCAATTCCCAATCTTTCTGCTGTAGCACTTTTTATGAATTCATTTAAGTGAAAATTCTTACTTAGTCGTAAGTTTTCCATCATTGTCTCCTTTTTCGATTTCCTTTGGATATGGCAAAATAGTATAAGTTAATTTCTTTATTAGTTCCCTTTTACGTCTTTTATTTGCATTAAAGACAACATATCTAAACTTTAAAGATCTCTCTCTTCTATATATATTTTCTTCTCCAAACATCTCTATGAGCTTTTCTACTCTGTTCTTTTGTCCTCTAAATTTATCAGTAATACTTGCAGGATGTAAATCCAAACCTTTTATTGCAAGATCTGAAGTATGTCTTTTATTCATTCCTATGTAATGCCAATTCGATGATTGATAAACTGTGCCCAAATGGTTCATTGATGAATCGGCATAAGATATTATAATCTCTTTATCCAATTTTTTAATTGAATTTGAGATAAGAAAACTTTCTCCATTTTTAGGTACAGCATCGTCTATCCAGAGTCTTGTCAACTCATAGATATTATTCATTTCATCCGCACCACAAAGGGATTTGAGGATTGGATTATAGGCGGGAACTCCGTAGCAAACGACACCCTTTAATGTTCCTCCAAAGAACCCACCTTTTTCAAAAATGCCATAAGCCTTAGAACATGGGGCAACACGATGAAGATAATGATTTTTTATCACTATATCCAATGCTGCTCTTGTTTCTATGGGCTCGACTGTATAATCAGCCTTTGATAGCTTTTCTTGCTTTTCCGCCGATTGGGATCTCACGTGGTTTCTTGTAATCAGGGATGATTTGCTCCAAATGTATTGTTAACATACCATCAACAAGATCCGCATCTTTTATTTCAACATCATCAGCAATTGTCCAAGAACGTTTAAATGTTCTTGTTGCAATTCCTTGATGTACAAATTCATGGGATTCATTTACAGTTTGTTTCTCATTAGAAGAAACGGTTAATACACCATTCTCAACATGAACAGAAATATCATCTTTTGAAAAGCCTGCTACAGCCATTTCAATTAGATACTTATATCCATCTTTTTTGAGATTGTATGGGGGAAATCCACCACTATTGATTGAATGATGAACTGTACCAAGATCATCAAATAAACGATTAAATATTCCATCAAATCCGACAGAAACATTTAATGCTCTTTCTATATCTTGGGGTCGTGCGAATGGAAAATTCGCGAGTGCGCTAGTTGTTACCATATATCCTCCTTATAAAGCGAGGTTAATAAATTACCCACTCCATAGCACATGGCAGTGGGTTTGAGTTATGAGGTTTTCACTATGAACAACCTCAGTCGCGCCAACCTTCTCCTTTTAAGAGATGTTCGCAGCGATGTTTAAAAACTATCCAGATTAATTCTATAAATGAATCCGCAACATAAGTGCCAGATCCTTTAACGGTTAGTTTAAATTCTTTTTTCATAATCTATTTATATCGCAAGTCCAGAAATTCCAGTAGAAGGGCCCTTAGAAGGTTCAGATTTTACATCTGTTGAACCAAACCCACCTTCTCTTTCAGTTTTTTGTCCTGGTGCTTCTTTTACTTCCGTGAGAGAATATTTATAATTTTTAATTAATTCTCCTTGAGCATATCTAGTATTATTAAAAATTTGTCTGGCGGTGTTATTTGCATTATACAATATTAAATAACATGGATCTACATAATCACTATCGACTACTCCTTCTCCATTTCCTAACAATAATCCATCTCTTAATGCAACACTAGATCTTATATGAATTCTCACAGAATGATCTTTTGGAATATCAAAAGTCAGCCCTGTAGGAACTAACATACGCTCTTGTGGGTATATTAGTACATATATATTGCCTTGTGAATCTCTTTTAGTTTGTCTTGCTTGTTTTGCTTCTTTATCATCTAACCATAAAGATATGTGTCCATCATCAAAATGTGAATATATGTCAAAGCACGCAGAACCAGTAGTTCCAAATTCTGGACTTAAAATATTTTCAGACTCTTTATAGTATTTCAGACTCGGTATTGCCATCTTCACTCCTTCGCTTATTTCCAATATTATATTTTGGCATCAATGACCATTGATCCTTTTCCTTATAAGAAATTATTCTTAATTGATTCAATGATACTTTATCATCTTTTATTTTATCTACATCAACAATTTCTAATAATTCCCATTCTTCTAATAAACAAGCGATAGTATTTCTTCTCGCTTTATCATTTTCGGAAAAATTCGAAGGTTTACCATCTAAAGAAAATAATTCCTTAAAATGGACAATGTAGTACTTTCCTTGTTTATGGAGGATGTGACAAGATTGATAGAGGATTTTCTCTTTTTTCGACGCTATACCTATTCTGGTTAACGTCTCTTTAACTTTTAAGAAATCGTCTGGATTCGCCAATTCAATCTCAATTAAATCCTCGACAGTATTAAACATAATGACTCCCAATAGTATAGTAATTATATGAAATTATTTATAATTTACTTACTTTTGGTAGTTCCACCCTGTTCAAATGCTTGTTTTATTTCATTGTATTGATTATCAGATATTATATCAGATGCGTCCTTTGCCTTCTGATTAGAATAATTAAAATATTGTTTTATTGTTTCTATTCTTTCTAATTTTTCTGATTTAGCCCATTTTGAAAATCTTTTCTTTTTTCTAATAGAATATAATAAATAATCATTCTGCATCCTTTTGCTCGATTCATGTCTAAGATTCATCTCATTTGCATAAAGAACAGTATCAACAAAATAACTTAATCCTCTATTGATAATAAAAGAATTATAATCCTTTTCAATGATATTCTTATCATCATCTTTAAAAAGATTCTTTTTTCCAAAATTTATATCATTTATAAATTCAAATGGATTCATCATTATCCTTATAACAATAATATTCAGTTTGTCCATCCCACTCTAATTCTATTGTAGGATGATTTCTTAAATATTGTCTATATGGTGAAAATGTAATACCAACTCCCCACCCAATATGTTTCATAATTTCATTCTTACTTACTTTACCATGTCTATCAATAAATGTCAAGATTTTTTTAATTGCTTCACTCTTTTCTGTTACAGGAGTCAAACCAGTAGTCGCCTTATTAATCATATCATTATATGATTTGATTCTATTTGACCACGCCATCACATCTTTTGAATAATTTAAAGTAGCTGTTGCAAACATATTTCTATCATCCAGATCATTTAAATAATGATTCATTAAACTAACCAAGTCATCTTTTGTTTTAAATTTTCCTGACATATTCAGTGGTGAATCTAATCCACCAAACAATTCTGCATTTTCTTCACTCTCTTCATACAGATATGGTAATCCTTGTGCCATTCCATCTTGAGCGGATATAGCCCAGCGGTTTCCACATAAAATTCCAAGATAACTTTTATTTAATTTTGCTAAATAAGGTTCCTTTAATGATACCCCCTCTATGTCAAAATATTCCTCATCCTTTTTATCTGCTAAAGAACACCAGACAGTAAAATCTTGTCTCAATTTTCTTAACTCGCGAATCGCTTCTAGAAAAAATGGATAATTTCTATAATTATTTAAACGATGATTAAATACAATTGTTTTATTTGGCTCTTTACATATATCTTTCGCAATATCTTCATCATTTACACCAATATAATGTGGTTTCATAATAGAAGATAATTTCTTTATAGTTTCAGAATTAAACCACTGAGATGCTTCATTATTAATAATATTTCTTATTTGTGTTTGAGTATTTAATCCACACTCCAACATCTCCAATGTTCCTTGTAAATTATATGACAAATACGTTCTAGCATATTTTGCGAACTCTTTAGTTTCAGTCCAGTGACAATATCCAATAATTGGGAGTCTTCCAAAATGGGTAGCATTAGATAAAAAATTTGATATATTAACAGTCCACTCTGGCAATTGTGAAAATACAAAATCAAAATCTTTATGTTTCCAATCAACAATCTTCAACCACGCATTATGATCAAAGTATCCCCGCATTGAATTTGGATAAGTTGGTAATCTAAGATTGGTATATTGTACCACATTAGGAATATTCAAAAGACGAGAATATGCAGTAAGTGGAACATGCCAAATCAAATCATCTCTGATTTTATTAAGTTCTCTAACCAAATCTGAAAAAAACTTAACAAAAGAATCTTTATCAATATCTTTTTGGTATGTTATATTTGGTACAACTAAAACTTGATAACAGTCTCTTTTTATTTCAATGTCATCAAATAAACTCATCTTATTATATCAATTTTATCAATATTATCTAATGTCCAAAATTCTAAATCTTTTCTCAACCTACCATCTGCCTTTATATTTTCCCATCTTTTCTGAGCCTTCTTTTTCCACCAATTTACAATATTATCAAAATAAAAATTATCAAAATTTGGTTTTTTGATCAACTCACCAGTATTACCAAAAATATAATCTTTAGTATTTTCATACCCATAATCAGAAATATAATATCTTTTTTGAGTAGTAATTGCCATTTTCTCTTTAACAATTTTCAAAAGATTATTATATTTTTCTGTATCATATTTTTTTAAATGTTCTTTAAGAATAGAAAGTATTTTTCCTTGTGTGCGGAACTTTCTACTTGTTGGAATCGCTTGATCATCTTGAACCAATGGCTTTCCATCATTCTTCTCTTCAAGAAATACTCTTGTTTTCTTATACACTTCATCAGAAAGATTTAAAAGTAATTTACTTTCTGTATTACCTTTATGTCTAATATAAGGTTTCAATCCATCATACTGACTCATATTTTTAATTGAACCATATAATGATGTTGTTTCAAAAAACAATGCCTCCATTTCATCATATTTGTTATTTACAAATTCTCTCAATTCATGACAAACACAAATTAATGCAATTAACTTTCCGCCAAGACAATTAAATCCAAATGGTTGTGATGGCACAATATTAAATCCATTAACAAAATGTTTATTAGCAATTTTTAGTGGGGTTTGTTTACATTGAAAATATACATTTCTCGGTTTTATATTAATAACTGGTGAACCTAATTTAATAAATCCTACAAATTTTCCAGTAGTTTTTTCTCTAATACCAAAACGAGAAGACCTGCCAGGGGAATTGTCAGCATTAAAACTCGCTGTCAATTCTAACAAAGTGGTGTAGTCTTTTGTTAATAATTTCCCCTCGGCAGGTTTATCTGAAGTATGGACAATTTCAAATTCCATATCTTCAGGGGCAAGTTCCGGAGAATTAAAGAGATCATCCTCAGGACCAAGCCCAAATAGCGAAAGAGAGCTTGGTAGCCCTTCTAACCTCTTTCGCTTTTTATATCGATAATATGTTTCTATATCAGCAAATTCATCATAAAATCCAATATAATCTTCGTAAATATTTAAAGTTTCTTCTTTATTTAAATTCAACATCAGACATTACTTCCGTTAAACATGCTACCATATTTAATTCTTGGTCTGCGACAAAAGCCGCCTTATATTGATAATCAGCAAGTGATAGTATAATTGAAGGTAATGAAGTTTCAACTGCTGTAAGACTCAATGCGTCATATAATTTTTTAAAAATCTTTGTAGAATCATTATCTAAATTTTCAGTAACCCACCTTCTCATATCATTAAACTTTTTCTGTTTCAACATTCCTAATAAATTATCTATTGACTGATCAGAAATTGATGAAAGAATTCCAACATCAATTTTACCAGAAGAACCATACCGCTGAAGTTCATTCAAAACTCTGCGGAAATCTGGAAAAAATTTATTAATTAATTCAGCAACAACCTTCTCTTCAAATTCAATATTTTCTTTTTGTAAAATAGAAACAATTCTTTTAAAAAAATCTGATGCAATGGTTGGAGAATCCTTTTTACTAATTTTATAATCAATAACCGCACATCTTGAATGTATTGGTTCAATAATTCTATTTTTAAAGTTGCAAGTAAAAATGAAAGAACAATTAGAAGAAAATCTTTCTATAAATCCTCTCATAGCAGGTTGAGTTGATGCGGGATTAAGATAATCCGCCTCATCAATTATAACAACTTTTCTTCCTCCCGTCATAGAAACAGAAGAACAATATTGGTCTAATTTAGACCTTAAAAGATCAATTCCAGATTCTTCAGAACCATTAATAATAATATAATCAGATTCGGTTTCTCTACATAATGCAATTGCGGAAGTTGTTTTACCAACTCCTGCTCCACCAGAAAGCAAAAGATTTGGCACATGATTATTATCCACAAATTCTTGTAAAGAAGTTTTAATGCCATTGGGGAGAATACAGTCTTGTATTTTCTGAGGACGGTATTTTTCTACCCAAAGAATATCTTTATTCATTTACCAACTTTTGTTTCAGTAATTTCTATAAATTCTAACGTTTTATTTTCTTTCACAATTTCAGCTTCAGCAGTAGCTTCTTTTTTTGTTTTAAATACTCTAGTTAACGTCATTTTTGTTCCAACTCTTCTAAAAACTATATTAAAAAGTTTGGTTTGTTTTTGTGTCTTTTTCTTTTTCTTTGCAGCCACGATGCCTCCTAATTAAATTTTGAAGAAGATTCAGTAGCAATCCAATACTGAATATTTACTCCCTTTGCTTTAAAATGTGCAATACCTCTTGAAGAGATTTGAACATCATAATCATCTCTCATTAATTTTATGTTTTCATGTTTGAAAACAACTTGAAAAGTTTTATCTGTCGTACCAACTTCAATTCCCAACTCATCCGTTGAAGAATTGTTAACATCCATTACAGTAAGTTCCATTTTAGAACCATTTCCAATCACACCAACTTCAGGAAGATGTAAAACTGCAGACGCTCTCATAAGAGAATCTAAATCAACTTGAGTTAAGGTAAATTTGATTTCAGCTTCCGGAAATTCAATCTGTTTTTCAGGTGGGGCTACAAACATTGATGGATCAGCATATACGTACTTCACTCTCTTGTTACCCTCAATTATTTTAACATGATCAGAATTAAAATCAAAAGTCGCTTTATTGAACATTGCTAAAGTTCCAAGAAACTTATTCAATTCATAAACAGCGAAATCTTTAGGAAATTCTTCAGTAACTTCTGCTTGTGCGAGAATATTTTTTTGAGGGGAGACTGTTTTGAGAATTTTTCCTTGTTTAAATGCAAGAGATTGATTAATCTCAGAAAAATTCTTTAATATATTTTGTGTTTCGGTAGATAATTCCATAATATTTCATCCTATTAAATTATTGTTTAAACTTATATTCTATCATTAGATTTCTAATATGTCAAGTTATAATTTATTTTATTCTCCTTTTGGGAGATTTTTTTCTATTTTTATTTGACAGTTTACCAAGTTTCTCTTTTCTTTCTTCATGAAATGGTCTGGTTTCTAAATCCATTCCATGAGACGCATATTGTAATTTTCCAAGATCTTTCATTGTACCATGAAAAACATAATGTCCAACATGCTGTATTTCCATCCAAGGGCATAACCAAGTTGATATACCAATCTTTCTAACCATTTGACAAAACATATAATCTTCTGAAAGATAGCGATCTGTTTTATTTGAACTACCTCCAGGCATCCATTGATCATTATCTATGATAGTATCAAAATATGCATGAATATATCTATCTCCTGAAAAATGTTCTGTTCTATTATGATCTGGTTTATAACTAAGTTCTGGATAAGCCTTTCTATATTTTTCAAATACAGAACGATGTATCATCATAAATCCTGTTCCAACTTCCAAAACTTCTAATGGTTCATCTAATTTTATCTTTCCATCTTTGGTAGTTCCTGCAGGATTAAATACGAAATCTCCTGTATATTTTTCTAAGTCCATTGGGGTCGCATCACCCAAACCTCTATCAACTGCGTTACGAACTTTCTCCCAAGCAATTGTTTTTTTAGGATATGGCCCGCCAACAATTGATTTTTCTTTTCCATCACATAAAACTGCAAGAGAAATTAAATCTTCAGGATTAAAAGCGATATCAGAATCAATAAACATTAAATGTGTATATTGTTCAGCTCTCAAAAATTCATCAACTAGATAATTTCTTGCTCTGGTAACTAAAGATTCATTAAACAAATAAAAAAACTTTAAATCCATACCATATTTTGTAGCAAGCGTAACAGTATCTATAGCAGATCTTGTGTACATTCCTGAACACATTCCACCATACATAGGAGTTGCTACAAAGACGCGCTTTTTTCTTAACTCTTCAACTTGTATTTTTATTTCCATAGGCCACTTTCACTTGAGCATTAAAAAGAGTGACAATTTAACTTATCACTCTTTATTTATTACCATGCTTTCAGATTATCATCTTCTGCTGAAATATTATCATGGTCAGATTCAGAAAGATCTCTTTCGGGTTCCGCTGATACATCAGCATCGACTTTAGTATAAAGATCTCTAAATGATATTTTTGTTTCATCATCAAATCTATTAATACAAAGATCAATAGACTGTAACCGGTCACCAAAAATCGAATACGCTTGACAAATATGTGCCAGACGTCGTGTTGCGATAATTTCATCACATCCACCATCATAAAAGGTCTTACGAATAATATCAGACCAATTTACAAGTTTGTTCGCAAAATCTTGATCAGGACATCCAAGTGAACTCAAAAGTTTATTGACAATATTTTTCTCAATAGCGATTGAAGGATATTCCTGTTCAACTGTGATTGGAAAACGCTCAAGAAACGCCTCATTCATAATGTTGGTTCCAATGAATCTTCCATCTTCACTTCCCTTACCTTTAGTATTGGCAGTTGCTACAACAGTAAATCCGTGTGAAGGTTTTACCCAGCGATTTACTTTTTTCAAATAAACGCCTTTACCCTCAAGTACAGGTTGAATACATGCAATCTTCATAGTCGCATAATCAATCTCATCCAAAAGTAATACCGCACCACGTTCCATTGCTTTTACTACAGGACCATCTTCCCAAACAGTTTCACCATTCACTAAAGTATAATGCCCAAGTAAATCATCTTCATCAGTTTCAGAAGTGATATTAATTCTGAAAAGTTCTCTTTTCAATTCTGCTGAAACTTGCTCAACCATTAAGGTTTTACCATTTCCAGAAAGTCCTTGAACCCAAACCGGATAAAATTTTCCAGATTTGACAATTCTCGCAAGTTGCTTATAAAATCCAAATTTTACATAATTTGGATCTTTTTCAGGAACATAAATTGGAGTGTTATCAATCACAACTTTTTTCTCAACATTAACTGGTACAGGTTCCAATGTTACCTCGGGGGTTATTGGAACAACTTGAGCCAAACTCGGCCCATCAAAATTTGGAACCTGAAACTGGTTCCTAGCAACTCGATAGTTTGGATTTACAAACCATGTTGCTGTTTTTCGACCCATCTCTTTTGAAAGTTCAAGAGCCTCAACTTTGGAAAGTACATTCCTTCCATATTTTTCTTGAGCCTTCTTAAAAAATTCTATTTGGTGGTCTTTATATGTATTCATCATATCCTCATTATATATTGGTTAACTTTCTCTACTCAATCTCAATTACACTTATATTATACCAGGTTTCAGGCACAATGTCAAGTTTTTTATGCCGCAATCATATCAATCATTTTATTTAAAATGACTCGATTGGTCAGCTTCCCACCAACCATCTTCTTAAACGCAGTTCTAATTTGTCCTTTAGAAGATTCTGCGGTTAAATTATCCAGATTTGCATCTTCAACATCTGACATCTTATTAGTATTGATGTAATATCTTTCATCATATCCTGAATCATTTTTCATCGCGATACTTCCATTCTTTTTCCATTCTTTTTCCATGTTCTGCATCGCATCCCATTCAAATTGATATCTTCCACGCTGCTTAAACCACTTACGGTCTGCCAAAAAGAATCCAATTACATTAACTCCAGTTGCTTCTCGAAGAAGATTCAAATAATCAGAAGTTCTTCCTGAACCAATATCTACTTGTTTTCCATTCGCACATTTTATAAAAACTCTTGCTCCACTACCATAATGCTTTTCCTTTGGTTTTAATGGATAAAAATTCACAGACACGAGGGACATATCTTTTTCTTCTCGAATAAGACGACTATTACATCTACGAGATTCTCCATCAGTCAAATATACAGTATTGACAATCTCCGCTCCCGTACGCTTTTTAAATTCTGGAACAATTGTTAATGAAGTCAAAATTGCTTCGTCTAATGGTGTTCCTCCAAGATGATAACCTTCAGGAGTTTGCAACCACTTTTTTTCTCTTGAATATGAATAACGATATACAATCGAATGACCGAGACCAAGAAAATATTTTGCACCTTTTTGAAATTCTCTCTTATTCATTCGACTTGAAAGAAGATTTAAAAGTCTAAAATTTCCAATAGATTGTACATTTTCTCCAGCATTACGAATTTTATCTTCCCATCTTTCATCTTTTAAATTTTTATTAAAAGCCATAGAAGAACTATCAGTAAATGCATAAACTTCAAAAGAAATCTGAACCTTTTCACAAAATGCCGCAAGAACTAAACATTGTTCAACAGTTTCAAAAATGTTCTGATGCATAGAACCAGACCAATCAATGAAAAGAAGTAGTCCATGACTTTTTCCATCAGGAACTACTGTCATCTTCTTAAAAATATCTTCACTATAGCGATACTTAAACAAAGTTCCAGAATCAATAACTCCCGTCTTCGCTGTAAGAGAGCGGGAATGCTGAGTTGCCGCTTTCTTCATTTCAAATTCTTTTGCCAAATAATTAATAACTTTCTGATGTTTTTTTCTAAATTCAGACCAAAGGTCATTAAAAATATCAAAAGTAGGGCCGGAAGTTACTCCCCAACCAAGTCCGGCTTTCGAACCACCACTTCTTTCATACTCATCATATTCTTCTCCATATCCCCAAGAACCGCCACTCTTCGCAGTTACTTCTTCGATGTCTTTAAAAACTCTTTTGTAATCAACAACAAAATGATCTAAATTAGCTTTTGCTGCTTCCAAATAAAGATAAGATGTTTTTTCATTGTCTTCAGTATTTTCTAACAAATCATCTTGACGCTTCTGCCATTCATTATCAGTAAAAGAAGAAGGTTCAAATTCATCTCCAGGATGACCAGTTCCACCTTCTAATCCAGAAGACATTTTAGTTTCTTTTGATTTTTCTTTTTCTTCTTCTGATTCAGAATCGGAATCACTTGATCCATTTTCTTCTTTTTCTTCATCTTCTTTTTCAGAATTTTCACAATTATCTACAGGAGAATCACAATCTGATTCTTCACTATTTGATTCATCATTTTCTTCTCCGCCATCATCTTCGGGTGGAGTCATTAATGGTTCTTCATTAGATTCCATTTCTTCTGACATTTGACTATATTCTTGATGCTTATCAGTTTCAGATTCATTGGATTTCGCATAATTCCAAAGAGCCTCAACAGCTTCCAAAACTTCTTCAAATGTTTCGGTTTCTTCTACCATTCTAACATATTCACGTTCTTCTTCTGAAAATTGTATATTCAATGCGGAACCAAGTTTGGTATGAAGATTAATTTTATCAATCAAAGGCAATGTATCAATATCATACCCATGAATACCAAAAAAATTTTCTTGAAGGAGTTTCCCATATCCTTGAATCATTTGTTTTCCTGCTCCAGGAAATTTTCTCTTAATCTTCTTTTCAATACGGGCATCTTCTACAATATTGATAAAAGACCTATATCCCTTACCTCTATCACAAGGAGCTTGGTGCCATCCATCTTCAGGGGTATATCTCGCATGACCAACTTCATGTGAACACATCAAGTCATATACAGGACCATCCATCCATTTATATACTGGAAGAAGAAGAGTTCTATTTTTCAGATCAAACATGGCGGTTTGATAATTACCATGTTGAACATCTAAGTTCTCTTCTGCCATCAATTTGGCAACCATTGATTTTGTTTCTCTTAAATCTGACATAATTTATATCTTTTAGGGTTATCTCTCATTTCTCATTATCTAGTTATATTATATCAGGTTTCAGGCACAATGTCAAGTTTTTTAATCGAATATTATTTACCATAAAGGTTGTTGTTGTCTTTTTTTATTCTTAGATAAAGCCTTACCTAATCCATAATCTTCTTGAGAACCTGACCGCCTCACATCTAATGTAACACAATGCCAACCGGCGTCCCAAAAAAATCTATGCCTGTTAGGTACTACTACTGGTTCAATTCCAACCGCTTTAAACTGTTTAAATAATTCTTTATTATAATTATTACATATCATCATTCCTTCGTTGACCATTAAAACATTTACATCAAAGACAGTTTCTATCATCTCACCTACCCAATGATTTAAATAGGTATCAACAAATTCTTGAAAATGTTTATTTTTTTCTTCTCCTGGCAACCACCATTTACCTTGATTTTGATATTTTATTTTTTGGAACTCCTCAGGTGTAGCTAAATCCTCAACAGTATCACATGCTCTAATTTCTGTCCAAGATTTAGGTATAATTTCATCATAATATGTAACATGGAAAGATGACAAACACACTCCTGGTTTTAACATCGCAAAACAAGAATCATTATGTCCTCCAATATCAGAAGAAATATAATTAAAGTTTGGATATTTTTCTTCCATCCAATCGATTATGTTTACTCTTTCACTAACGTCAACTATACAGTCTTTACCAATTCTTGTTAATTGGGGAGCACAAAACCCACCAACCTTCCAAAAACCCATCCCGTCCGCTTTAAATTTTTCAGAATTAACAATATCAGGATTATCTTGAAACCATTTTTCAATATATTGATTTATTTCTCTTATGGGCCTATCATCAATATTGTCAGGAATATAAGCATGCTTTTGTAATGATAAGCATTTCTCAAAATATGTTGTTTCAAAATATTCACAATAATTTTCAACTATATCTAAATTAACTTGATCACCATAAACTTTTTTAAACCATGCCATCCAAGGTCTAAAATTCCATTCATTACTAGTAAACAAAATATCATTGCCTACAGTAACAATATCATCTCTTGGATTCAGTGGTGGTACAGGTAATAAATTTCTACCTTTTTCATATAGATGGACGCCTTCTTCCTTCTCATTATATGGATTGGGTGTGGCTCCAGCAAAAAAACCTGCTTCACCTAATTCACTACAATAATCTAAAATATTATTCTTAAAACCTAATTCTACAGTTGAAGGTTTTTGACAAACAACTCCCATACTTTCTAAAGTAGATTTTAAATTTTGTAAATCTTCTTCAGTCTCAATAGCAATACGTTGTAAGCAATCTCTTATCTGAGTATTCTTAACGTCATTATAAAACTCTGGTGGAAACGCACTACCAATAACAATCTCTTCAAGCGGCTGAAATTCAGACCAGCTATTAACTTTATTCATGGATAATCCCTATATAAAAAATGTTGTATAGTTTCTACATCTACATACTTATTAAATCCTACATGACTGTGCTCAATGTTATCAACATCATTTAATATATTTGTCATTGCATCATCTAATTGTTGTAGGTTATTAAATTCCATATCAATACGAAATTCAGGTAAGTCCATACTACGAAACCCCAACTTCATTCTCGTAATTCTATATGTAACTAACTTTTCTTGTTTTACTAATGTGTCAAGAAACACTTTCATTTTCGAAACAAAAGACTTTGCATCAATGTCTTCGATATGATCAGCATAAATAGTGTAAACATCCATATATTATATATTATTTTATTATGTACTTTCGTCAAAAAATCGATTATTATTTTTGTAGGATTAATTTAAGTAAAACTAATTATTCATTATATGAATCCGCACAAATCTTAAATCCCGTTCCAACAAATCAAATCTTAGAGATATACAATACCTACTGTAAATATAAAAACTTTAAAAGTGTCATGCCCCTTTTTGCGGAAGAATTGTTACATGATCATGTACAAATAATAGGATACTTTGATAATACCAATTTGGTTGCCTTTTCATATCTATACATGCTTAATAATAAAAATGTTGAATGTAATCAATTTGCATGGAACTATGAAAATCCAAAATTAAGTTTAGGTATTAAAAGTCTCAAACATGAATGTGCATTTTATAAATCAAAAGGATATGAATATCTTTACTTGGGCGAAGATGATACATACAAACATCGAATAGATGGATTTGAAGCATTAGGTCCTATTGACGCCAATTAACTACATCTTCTAGATTTTGTTCACTCCAAACATCATAATATCCTTTACGTTTTAAACTCTCACTAAACATTTGTATGTTACTTAATTTTTGCTTAAAAACTAAAGGGTATTTGCCATTGTTCATTACAACCCCATTTATTTCTTCAATATCATCAGGATGGTCTTCCAGACAAACAATGTCTTTCGGCATTAAAAAAGAATTTGCAAGCTTAACTTGTTCACTCAAATAATCACTAGTAACATTTGGTGTATGTATAATACACAAATCATAATTATTATCCCATTCTAATGAACACAAATTGTCCAACAAATTCGTATCAAATTCACACCATACAATTTTATTATCAATCACAGCCTGTCTAGCATATGGACAAGGTGGCCAGTTATTTAATCCACTATTATTAACGCTAACAAATTCTTCTATCCACTTTAAGATATATTCTTTTACATCATGCATCATTTAAAAAATTTATTTAAATTTGATTCGCTTCTATATTTAGCTATATTTTTCTTATTATATTCTAATTCTTTTGTTAAATCAAATGGCATTGTTTGAGTCTTTGCATATTTTGTTTCACCAGGAAGTTTTACTGTCCATTCCAAATCTGTATGTTTAGGATGATTCAATCCCCACACAACTGTTGATTTTTTCAAATATTTTCTATCTTTCTTAGTCATAGGATAAATGTATCTGAATTGCTTTCCTTTAACTCTACTCAATTTCAAATCCCTCAATTGTTCAAAATTGGGTCTATGACCATACTTCAAACCTTCTTTATTTGGTAGAATTCCTTGTAGAGTTCTTGGATGTACTTTCTCGCCAGTTTCAGTAACATAGGTATCTGTTATAGAAAATCCACCATACAGAAAGTTTGCAGCCTGATACACATATCCTGGCTTACCTACGATTCCATCTGCCCATGTAAAAAGATATTTGATATCTGTATTTTCTCTTAACCACTTAACTGCCATTGACAACATTTGTGATTCACTATTTTTAGGCATAGAATCATCCATACACATTTTACCAATTTCATAATAATCTTTTGTGTTCAATTCTGGAAATAATGCTTGAATTGTATGTTTTGGTCTTGTGCCCCAACCAAATGTGATCACACCTACTAATTCTTCTTCAACAAAACATCCAAGAAAATATTTTGTAAGTCTTGGCATTACTGCAGAATAATGTCTATCTGCGACAAATTCAGATGCAGTTATTTTGTGTAATTGTTTTAATAACATAATATATGGTGGAGCTGACAGGGATCGAACCTGCTACCTCATCCGTGCAAGGGATGCGCTCTCCCAGTTGAGCTACAGCCCCTAAATTGGTATGAGTGAATCTTCCCAATTAGCTAACAGTGATCCTGAATTGGGATGAGTGAGAACTTTAAACTCTCCTAAACTATCCCAAACCCCATCTATTAAATTTGGTTTTTTATTAAAAACTGTAACAGACCCGTCTTCATCTTTAGCCATCCATTTCCAGTTATTTTCTAAAGAGAATTTTAATTCAATAATCTTGTTCTCTTCCTGTAGATTCTCCATTTGACCTCATTGTTGTGTAATTGTTTGAGTTTTCTTCATATATATCTGATATTGCGTCTTCCCAATCCTCATCTTCTTCTCTGTTAAAAAAAGGTAAGTGACGCAATACATTATTCATTCTTTGTTTTTTGTGAAATTGCCTTTTGTCAATTTTTGATTTAGACATCTCTCCTCATTTTTTTTAAATTATGTTTACGCTTTTTCATTGCTTGTTTTAAAATAAAATTAGAAACTTCCCAAAAATATTCTCTGCCCCTCACATGTTCCATTTCATGTTGAAATATTCTAGAAGAAAGACCATTAAAAACCGCCCCCTTTGTAGATCCATCTGAAACTTCAAATTGTGCCTTTATAGATTCTGATCTTCTTATTGCTATCTCCAACCCAGGATATGAAAGACATAATTCTCTAAAATACGTAGTTTCTTCACTGTATTCTATAATTTCAGGATTAAAAACAACAATTGGTTTACTATCCCAAATCATGGCAAATGCAGATAAATTGAGTCCTATTTGATTACTAGTTAATCCAATCCCTTCGTGCTCTCTCATATTTTCTATTAATATATTTGATAATTCTTCAGGATCTTGTTGTGGATTATTCCAATCAAAGGGAACTAACGGTTCACAAAGAATATCTGCTGTTTCTTCAACTAATGGTAGGATTCTCATAATCTACTATTCTACTAAAATAATTTTTCTTTTCAAATTTAATCATGTGTTTAAATTTTTCATAAAGAGATTCTCCCTTATGAGAGATAACAAAAGTATTAATATTTTTATCTAAACCATTTATCAATTTCAAAAATTCATCTGTTCCTGCTGCATCTAAGGAACTGTCAAATACTTCATCAAGTATTAATAGATTAGTGTTCATACTATTTTTGATTTTAGCGACTTGTCTCCAAGCAAATAATAATGCCAAATCAATTCTCATCTTCTCACCTTCCGAAAATGATGAATATGTAAAGTCATCTCTAAACCTAGATTTTATTGTTTCATTAAAATTTTCATCTAGATTAAATGAAACATAAAAATCTAATGCTGTAAGATTCCTCTGAATATACGTATTTATTATTGGTAAATAAGTTTTTATAATACGAGATTTAATTCCCCCATCTTTTAATAGAGATGTGGCAACCTCATGTATCTCTTTAACTGTAAATAAGCCTTTAACCTCTTCTTCATATTTATTTAAATTGTTCTGATAATCTGCTAATTTTTTTCTTTGTTCTTTAATATTTCCTGTCAGAGAAAGTTTAGATAATTCATCTTTAATCTTTTCAATATATTTTTGTATTCCTAAAATAGAATTTGTATTTTTTGAAATTTTTGATTGAAAATCTGATATCTGTTCAAGTTGTATAGAAATTTCATCTATTTTTGTTTGAGTGGTTTCTAATTCAGTTATCAGTTCTTTCAATCCACTCTGCTGTTCACCAACTTTATTTTTCTTAGTTTTAATTTGTTCAGATCTGAATATCTCATCTATTGATTGTTTACATGTTGGACAATCTGTATTTTCTTCATAAAAATGTATTTCATGTTCTTTTGACTGTATACTATCCTGAACCTTTTCTTTCAAAATGTCAAGTTTTTTCTTTCGAGTATTGATTTTATTAGAATCTTTAACAGACTCTATCAAAGAATTGGTAGATTGTTGGATTATTTCATTATCCTTATTATACGAATCTATTTGAATATTCGAATCATCTATTTTCTTTTGATTTTCTTCAATCAATTTTTGATTGTCTTTTTCAAGAGATGTTATATAATCATTTTGTACATTAATTTGATGATTTATTTTATCTTTTTGTATTGCCAAATCATCTAATTCATTTTTATTTTCAGAAACACGCTCCTTCAAAAGATTGTTCATTAATGAAAAAATTTGAATATCTAAAAGAGATTCAATAATATTTCTCCTATCCGTCAATTTTAATTGCATGAATGGAGTAAAGGATGCAGATCCAAGAATTACAACTTGTGTAAATGATTTATAATTAAATTGTAAAATTGTTTTCTCAAGATATTCTTGATAATCTCTAGAATGAGAGTCTTGATTTATTAATTTTTGATTACATTTTATTTCAAATATATTAGGTTTTATTCCCCTAGACACTTGATAAAAATTATTTCCAATTGAAAATTCCAATTCTACTAATGTTCCTCTTTCATTTGTAGAATTTACCAATTGTGGTTTATTAATATTTCTGAATGGTTTTCCATACAGCGCAAAGCATAGTGCATCAAGAATGGTTGATTTTCCAGAACCATTCTCTCCAATAATCAATGATGTTGTGGATTTGTCTAAAAGGATTTCGACGGGATTATTTCCTGTTGACAAGAAATTAGTCCAACGGACCTTCTTAAATATTATCATTAAGATTCATTTAAAAGTTGGGGACGAGAATCGTGTTCAAATCGATGCTCTCCACTTTCAATTCCTTGTCTTAAAATATCTATACAATATGCATTGAGCGTTACATTATTTTCATGTGCTAAAATAGCGAGCTTGATTGCGTCTTTATTAGGTAATGAAATGGGTATATTTGATTTTGTTTCTATCATTGGATTGCCAGGCCCGCATGCGGTCGGCTTTCTCTTTGGTTTCGTGCCTTTAATTGATTCTTCCTGTGTTTTTCGTCTTTGTCTTTCTATCTCATCCATATCATAATTGCTCATGGTTTCCTTTATGAAGTAATAAATTCAGTTTGAAGTGCTTCAGTATGTAAATCTCTCATTAAAATATCAAGTTCTCCTTTATTCACATTAGTTTCTAATGCTTCTATATATCTTGATACAATTGACATTGTGTCTTCAGACTCAATATCTTCTATAAGTTGATCAGATATCATACTATCAATATGTGTGTCTACTACCACCACACTAGATGGATCATTTTGCTCTATTCTTTGTATTAATTGTTCCATCAAGTAAGAGTCAGATTTCTTTTGGACAACTACTTTAACATAACAATTCTTATATTCAGAATAATCAGCATTTACTATATCAGTAAAATCTTTATCTGTATCATCATAATATATTTTTTTAAAAATTACCTTTTCATTTGGTATAAATTCTAACTCTCTTGATTCTGTATCAAAAATATGAAACCCCTTTTGATCTGCATAGTCTTGCCAAGTCATTTCATATGGATTGCCCAAATAAAATAAAGTTCCATTATCAGATTTATGATGAAAATGTCCACTTAATACAACATCAAATTTCTCAAATATATTTTTCTTCATTCCCTCTTGTGAATATACGCCACTATGCATTTCAAATCCATCTACTTGAAAATGACCAAACATTACTTGAGATTTTGTTTCTTTTATCGCACTAATACATTCTTCATAATTTTCATCATTAATCCAGGGCATGAACAAAATATCCAAAGTTCCAAATTTTACTTCTTTGGGAACATTATAAATTTCAAAATCATATTCTCGCAACAATAAATCTGTACTTGCTACATCATTTGTATTTTTATAATAAACATCATGATTACCTAAAATAAAATGACATGGATATTCTTGACATGGCTTGAAAAATTTTTCTCTCCAAGAAGATAGTGTATTGAAATTAATATACTTTCTTCTATCAAATAAATCTCCAAGATGAATTATGGCTTCTACTCCTCTTTCCTTTATTGTAGGAAAAAATTGATTTTCATAAAAATCCATAAAAAAATTATTAAAAATAGCAGAATCATTTCTTGCACCCGCATGGGTATCAGTTATCAGCGCTAGCTTCATCTTTTTCTTCTTTATATAATGGTGGTGTGGGTTTGGCTTTTTTGGATTTTTTTCTTTTATATCTTTCAAAATTATCTATAAAATCATAAATTTCTGAAAATTTTTCCATAGATACTTGATCTGTTGCACCTGTAGATTTTTCAGATGCAATATAATCAGCATTGTCTTCCAAAAATCTATTTTTATCAATCGTTTTATATTTAATATATAACTGTTTTTTTTCTTTTTGTATTCTTCTTAAAAATGCATAATATATAATTTGTGTGAAATATGCGAATGGATTTGATGATTTTTCAGGATCAAAATTATTAACATACTGCAAACAATTTTCTATACCATCAGATATCATATCTTCTCTAAATGCATAATTCATAAAATTTGGTCTATGAGAAAGCCTCTCTGCTATCAACATAAAACATTCTCCAATATAATCTGGAAGTAAAGGCGATTCTTCTCCTTTATCTTTTGTAATTAAATACTTATTTCTATATTCTTGGATTTCTTCTAAGAATTTTGCATTATTTACATAATGCTTTGATGCCATAATTAACTCCTTATAAATTTTTAAATATAACTAATTATATCATAGGAAAGGGCAAGAGTCAATATAAATCTTTTTACTATCCTTTAAACTTTAAATTTCTAATTTTATATGGAAAACTTTCTTCATTATACATTTGAATTCTTATTTTAAAATGATTCAATGTATAATTTGATTTACTTTTCCAAGATAGATCATCACTAATATCATAAAGGGTCGCCATTTCTTTTGTTTCACTTTTACGCAATCCTCTACCTATCGATTGAAGGTTCCTAATACGAGATTTAGAAGGACTAGCGAAAATAATGTTGTGAAGATTCCTAATGTTGACGCCGGTACTGTATACGCCATAACTGGCAATAATAATCGCGTTTTTTGATTTTTCTGTAATTCCTCTGAATTGTTCTCTTCGTTCGGCGTCGGTTCCGCCATATATAAAAAATATTCTTCGCTTATCATTTGATCCTTCCTTTATTGCTTCAAATAAAGACTTTCCATGTTTGATTAGAGAAAACAATATTAATGTATTCCCATTTAGCGTCAATGCTAGATTTTTAATGAAAGTTATTCTATTTTTATTAGTTATTAAATATTCAAGTTCTTCTCTATATTTTAATTTTTTTGCAGCCTCACATATATCATCACTATACTGTAATACTAAAGATTCTATTTTAAATGGTGATAGTATATTTTTATCAATAAGATCCTTTGTAGTAGTCGATTTAAAAACTCGACCAAATAACCCTTCTAAAACTAGTTTATGTGTCTGAGTGCCATCTAGAGTCCCTGTAGAGCCTATTCTATAGTCCGCATTTATGGCTTTAGTCATTATATTTGTTAATGATTTTGATTTAAATCCATGAGCCTCATCTCCAAATATTGCATCATATTGAGAAAAATATTCCTCTTTTAATTTATATATACTCTGCCATGTAGAAATGATAATAGGTTTTTCTGAAACCTTATCTTGTCCAGCAAAAACAACATGACAATTATCTCTATTAGACCATCCATTATTTATTGAATAATCTCCAAAATCATTATACATTTGTGATGTGAGTGACGTTGTGGGTACTATTAAAAGTATCTTCTTTTTATTTAAATGATCCTGTAAATATCTTATTAACAAATATATTATAAATGATTTTCCAGAAGCCGTCGGAGATACTAATAACATTCTTTTATAAATTATACCCGCTCGTATAGCATCAAATTGATAATCATGTGGATCAAATGGTAATTTTAAACTTACAATATAATCAAATAAATCACCATCCGTTATGTTATGGATATTATTAACATTTTCTTGACAAATACATGGATACTTTCTACCTTGAGCAAACTTCTGCACATAAGATAATAAACCAAAATAAAGTCTTTGGTCATGTACACTATATAATCTAATTTTTCCATCCCACAATTTTTCTCTAAATGCGGGCATGAATTGAAATCCTGGAACACTAAATGTAAAATAATCACACAATTCTTGTGCAACTGATGGATTTGTCTTTACTTTAATGTATGATTCATTTATTTTTGATACAAATAAAGTATCAATGTTCTGGATTTGTGAACTTGTGCCACTCGATTGCATTCTTAATATTCCATGTTCTTTGAGATATTTCTTTTATTATAGATTCGAGATATGTTATTTTTTGATTTTGTAACTCCAATTTCAATCGTGTATCTATAAATTCTTGTTCACCTTCGATCAATGCATTAACATCATCCTTTGTAAGTTTATGTCCTCTTTTAACTGGAAAAACTTCATCATTATTCTCATCTATACTTATACCATTAAAATATGACCATTTTTTCTTTCTGAGAATATGTTTTTGAGATTCTATGTATTTACTAGCTAATATTTCCTGATTTAAAATTTTGAAATATTTGTTATGTAACTGGGGGGATTTGAGGGATTCTCCTGATAAATCGGCAGAATCTATTTTACTGTCTGTTTCCCACAGACTTTCAATTTCTTCAATTTTCATAATATAATCCTATTATTTTCGTATGTTTTCTATATCAAATGATCTATAAGAAAAAGTGGCATCAGCTTGAATATATTGAATATCTTCATTTGCTGTATCAAAATTTACAGCTGATAACATCATTGGAAAACAATCTTTAAAAGATACTCTAATTTTTGGAGTAGATGCTCCTGTCAATACTATTAGAGTCGCGTCAGATGTAATTCCCGCGTTCGCCCCTGGTGCTGCTGGATCAGAATCTTTAAGTGCCTTATATTGATCAAAACTGTCCGGAAATCCCAAACCTTGCATCCACTTAAATATTTCAGTAAAATTTAACATATCTTCATCAATAATAAATCTAACAATAAAATCCTGAAATTCTACTCTATCTCCTGGATAAGGTATTCTTGTAAATGGGGTTTCTAGGGGAACTGACATAAGGGAAATTCCAGGAAGAGTAATTCCTTGGCAGAAATACTCAACGTTGGGTAATTTGTTTAATAAAAACTTAAACCCAACTGGAGAAAGATAACTTAAATTTTCAGGTCTGCCTGCTATTGTTGCCATAATAGTATTTAGGGCGTAAAAAAAGGGGAGACGTCAAAGACTAACTCCCCCTTTTTGGTTAGATTACATCAAGTTAGCAACTTTGACCAATCTGTAATACACATTTTGGTTAGTCGCACCGAGTGTACCGTCGATGTCAACTGCACCAGCTGCGGCGGATGTAGCGAAAGGATTAGCTACCATACCATAACGAGTTTTAAACCCGATACGTGGCTGGAAGTTATCTTCACCAATTGCTCTTACCATTTGCAGTGGAACATATGGACAATAGAAAAGTCCAGCATCATAAGGACTAGAACCTTTGTAACCAACAATCATATAGTTGGTTGCTTGGTTAGCCGCAAATGGATCAATGTAAACTTTGAATCGACCATTGAGAACACCAGCAAAAGTATTACCAGTATCATCAACGTTAATTCCAGTTTGCATCGCTGGAGTGTAGTCTAGAACACCTGCCATTTGAAGTGCCGAAGCAACATCAGATGCACAAATGATCATGTTCCCTTTTCCTCTACGTGTGTCTTTTGCTATCGCATTAGCTTCACGTTCGATTTGGAACATCAGACCTTTAAATTTTTCAACTGACCATCTACCGTTAGAGTCAACGTCTAAGTCGAAAGTACCTGCGGTTGCAGTACCATATGCTGCACCAGGTTTCGCTGACGAGCCAATGGAACGAATGACTTCTCTATTAATTTCAGCCAAAATTTCAGCGGAAAGAATATTAGCCAATTCAGTTTCAGCGTCAAGACCATGAATTGCTTTCAAGTCTTGTGCCAATTCCATTGAGTATGCACCTTTCAGTGCTCTACTTACTGCGGTTACGGTTACCTTCTCGATTGAGAAAGCCATTTCTGGAATAGCGTCACCATCAACTTGAGGATCATTTGCGCCTCTTGTCTCTGCATTAGCTGTTGACATACCGGTATATGCCATATATCCAGAATCTGCAGGATTATCACCGGTTTGCGTGTTCGCTGCGTTGGTATTCGCTGAACCAAATGAAGTATTAGCTTCATTAAAGAGAGCCTCATCGCCACCTTGTGTAGCATATCTTGCTCTCATCGCAAAAATAAGACCGGTAGGTCCTGTCATCGGTTGTACACCACAAACGTCATACGCAACTAGGTTAGGCATCGCACGTCTTACCAACGAAATAAGTACTGGATCGTAGATATCTACTGATCCATCTCCAGCTGTAGAGCTGGAAGCACCCATGACATTAGTAGGACCTGACTCCGCTAAGAGCCCCATACCACCACGCGATTCGCGCATCATACGTTCTTGGTTTTCTAAAATTACAGCGGTCACCTGTCTTTTATAAGGATCTTTAATCTCATCCAAATCAGGATGATTGATCACAGGTGCCCACTTTTTTTGAATTTCTTCAGCAATATACATTTATTCTCCTTTAATGTATAAGTGGTTATAAGTTAAATTACTTAGTTTTAGTGTCTAACATATTAAGATATGCTTGCATTTGAGCATCTCTTTTTTCCGCTTGAACACCTTCAATTTCTTCACTCAGTTCCTCGGTCGATAAAGTTGTTTCAGTGACATCGTCTTCACTTTTAACTACTTCTTTTTGAGGAAAATATGATTCTTTTAGCATTGCTAATTTAGCTTTAAATTGGTCTTCATTTTCAAACTCTACACCTTCCGCTAAACTGGAAATTTTTTCTTTTTGTGTGTCTGCCAAATCTTCACAAACATCACTCAAGATTCCTTCTTTTGTAGCTTCTGCGAGGTCTTTTTTCAAAGAAACGTTTTTATCAATTTCTTCGTTCAATTTACTTTCAAGTTCTTCGACCTTATCAAACAGGTCATCCACAATGTCTACTTTCTCTTCTGGAACATCTATGTAATGTTCTTTAAAGAGATTTCTTAAACCTGTCATAAAATCGTCTGTTAATTCAGATTTAATCCCTCGCTCAACCGCAAGGTTATTGTCTTCCATCCATTCTGTAACGACATAGTTGAGATAGTTGTCTACCTTTTCAACCATTTCACCTTGGAATTTCTTTGTTGAATCTTCAATTTCGTTGAGATATTCTTCTTCGATTTTTTCAACTCTCTTATTTACTTCATCTACTACTTTAGCTTTTACAGCTGTTTCATAGATATCTTTAGCTTTCGCTTTAAATTCATCTGAAAGTTCTTCTTTACCAGACATTGCCTCAATATCCTCATTGGAATCGAGTTCAATATCATCTGCGGTAAGATCTTTTCGAGAATAAAGAATTTTTTCTTGTGCTTCAGCAACAACATCTTCTTCTGCCGCTTCTGCATCAGCAGTTGAATTTAATTCTTGAATATCTAAATCTACTAAATCTTGAATTAATCCAAATTTTTCGGAAATTTCATCCTTATTCATACCCTTCAACATTTCATAAACTTGTGCAATCATACCATTTTTAGTATTTGATTTCACTTCCTTTTCTTCATGTGCGGGTTTTACTGAATTTCCTTGAGTTGGTTGCTTTTTTTCTGGATTTCTTTTATCCGCTTTTCTGGATGGTGATTGAGACGTTCCTGCATCGGGTTTATTCGCTTTTCCCGTATTTGGATCATCGCCACCTAAATCTTGAACCCCTGCAGGAGCTTCGTCTAGCTCTTCTACGGGAGCTTCATTTTCAGCTTCAGCCTGTCCTTCTTCGAGAACTTCTGCTTCCGTTGTTTCTTCTTTTACCATTTTTATTGCTCCTAACTGAGTTTCAAATATTAATGGAATATATTTGTCTATAATTGTTTAAGTATTTATAATACTTTATAACTTAGAAATAAAATCAGCAAACGCATTTAGCTTAGCTTCTTCTAAAGTAACGCTTGTAGCTGATAAAATACTCTGCTTATATTTATCTATTTCTGTTTCTTTAATTATGCCGTTATCCCAAACCCATTCTTTTCCTTCCATAATTCCTTCAACGAAGGCATTGGGGGCAGAAGGGTCTGCGACAATATCACCTGCTGTTGACAGATAATAATCATTTCCTACAACGCTTCCATTCCGTGTAGGGGTCAAAGATCCCATTCCTCTAGAAGATACTCCAAGTGTAGCACCCGCTGAAATAAGTTCTCTGACAATTTTACCATTTGGTGTATTTAAAATTTTAGCTTCGCCAACAAAATCATTTTTTTCTTGATCCAACTTTGTGATCATATGAGAAACCCTATCTAAATTAACAGTAGGGCCGTCAGGATGACCTAATTCACCAAATGCTCTATTTTTATTAACATATTCTTTATTGTATCTCTTAACTTCACTTTCGAGAACAGAAAGAGGATATGTTCTTTTATTTCTATTCATCTGTTCTGCTTGCATAAAGATTCCACGAATTTTATAATTCGTTGTTCCATCTTTTCCTTCTTCAGCAACATACTCTAATGCTTCAGAAACTTCTGTAATTAATTTCATATTTTTATCCCCTTATTTTTTCTTCCTTTTGGAAGCTCTCATAGATTTAATTCGATTCTTCCGTTTGGTTATAAGTTCTCTATACATTTTTCCTCCCGCCCTTGTCCATGAAGTCATCTTGGCTTTTTGAGCTGGAGATTTTTTTAATCTCGCCACCATTCTTTCAATGTTGGCCTTTTGACCAGGAGATTGTTTTTGTAATTGAGAAGCTGATAAATCTTTTCTAACTCTCTGTTTTAAAAATGTAGTAAACTTTCTTCTAGCTTGTTTACGAAGAGCTTCTCTACCTCCTGTTGGAATTGCTCTCATTTTATTTCTACGTAATCCTGCCATTCTTTTTGGTTTTGACCTGGCAAAATGTATTCTTTTTTTAAACCTTTGCGTCGGCGTCAATACTTCATCTAATTCTTTTTTAAATTGTTTAAACGCCTTCATTCATTATCCAATCTCAGAATTTGGTTCAGTTAATGTTTCTTTTGGTTGTCCATCAAATGGATCAACTACTTGTATATCACCTCCAGTTGCAGGATCTGATACTTCCATTTTCGAATTAGTTTCTGGTTCTTCTACAGAACTAGTTTCTTCCGGTTCTTGAACATCAGAAACCTCTTCTGTAGGAGCATCTTTAAAAAGATTTTGTGCAATTTCTGCTTTTCTTACTTCCAATTCGTCCATAGATTTTTGACTTAAAACACTCAAAGTACCTTCTTTTGCACGACTATTGTCGCCCGTCATAATTGCTGAAACTATATCAGCAGTTGAGTAAACATTATCCATATTTTCCTTTTAGTATCCTCTGCCGCCACCAAAACCGCCGCCTTGGTCGTCGTCGTTATTGTTATATTTAGGATCGTTCTTTTCTTGAGCCATCTGTTGATCCAATTCTGCCATCTCTTCTTCACTTTGTCTCAAAATGTGTCTTCTTACAAATTCTGCAGAGAAATATTTTCCTGCATAATCATCTAAATCTCTAAGAAGTGTAGCTCTATTGGTTAACATTTCAGCCTCTTTTAATTCAGAAAAATGAGAGTCAGATTCAAAACTATAATGAATCCTTTCTTTCATTTTAGCCCAATCCTCTTTGGCAACTATATTTTTCATTCTTAGTTGCTTTTCAAGTAAAGCATCAAATAAAATAGTAAATTTCTTTCTTAATCTTTCTACAAACCTGGTAAACTTTAACTCGTCTCTAGTTATCTCTGTCGCTCTACCTAAAGTAAAACTGGCATCCGTTTCTAATCTTGAAACAGGAACATTTAATGATTTATATAATTTTCTTTGAAAATATTGTATATCATCAATTTCTCCAAGATTTTGTCCTCCCGGCAATGTTGTAATTTCTGTACCTCTACCACCTTCTCTACGAGGCAACCAGTAATCTTCCAACATTGTCATTATTTTTCTATCATCTCTAACTTCTCCAGTATCCGCATCATAAATTAATTTATTCTTATAACGCTGCATAATATCTCTAAGATACTGTTCCGCTTTCATTTTAGGTAAATTACCAACATCAATGTAAAATATTCTTCTTTCTGGTGCTCTCGATATTCTGTAAATAACTAAAGAATCCTCAATCATTCTTAACTGATTTAATGATTTGATCGCTTTATGTAAATGAGAAATGACCATTTTTCTACCAGCATTAGTAACACCAGAACCAGCATATGCAATCATATCAGGAGCGATCTTCAGTTGCTTTTTAGAATAATCTCCAACGCCCATTTTATTAGGTTGATTAGACATTGGTTTATCCTGATACAAATAATATTCATAATATTCACCAGACATGTCTTTCTTTAATGTAGCTTCTCGTGGAACATTTTGTTCTGGTTTTTTTCTTTCTCTAACTTTTCTTATTTTAAGGGGATCAACAAATCTTAATTCTTGTAATCCTGCAGAAGCGTCAGCTGGATCAATAACACATTGATAATAAATTCTACCATCAACATACCATTTTCTAAAAATATCATAACCATTATTATTAAAATCTAAAAGTCTCATAATTTCTGCAAATTCATCTGAAATTTTGGCTTTGATTTTATCTGTAACATTTAAATTATGTAACGCAATTGAAATTGCTGGAACATCTCTTCCAGTAACTATAGCCTCATTTACAATATCATCTATAGCCATATCGACCTCTGGTTGTAAAACCATCGTTCTATATCTGCTAATGAGGTCTGCCTCATTTTTGGCAGTACCTTCCATATCAATATAAGTACCATAAGCACCACCTGCAGACATTCCATACGATGATGCTATATCAAAGGTTCCTTCAAGATCATCAGGTTTAGCAAAAGCTAATAGTTCCTTTTCTTCATCCTTTTTTCCGATCTTAAATCCAAATAAACTAAATTGTGCCATAATATATCCTATTGATTGTTTTATTTTTCATATATATTTCTCTAATAATCATCGTCCATTGTTAAATCAAAATCATCCAACGTTGCATTCATTTCTGCTACACCTTGATCGCGCGGAACTGTGCTACCTCTTCCAATCCAATTATCAGGGCTGATGTCGCGACTCTCAGGATTAGAACTTATATAATTGGTTGTATAATATTGATATTCAAATGTTGCTGTAAATTCTTCAATTGCATTTGTCGTATCCCAAGAAACAGGAATATCTGTTAATGTTAATGGATATAGCCCATTAAATGTATATTTTTTTAAAGGATTTCCATTTTTTGAAAATTGAGTCAATATAGCTGAAGATTGATAATCGAGTGGTGCATCCTCTCTTCCTGCAGTAGATTGTACTCTTGTTCTTCCAAGTTTCACGTGTCCAGAAATATAATCAGACCATCTTTCTAATGCATTTCTCAATTTAAAATCTTCATCATTAAGAAAAGTACATGTCCATTGTGGATATGTTCTTTCCCCTGCAAATTTAAAAACTCTACCAAGATAATTTACTGTTGTGGAAGTTGATATAGATGCTGGAAGAAATGTTGTTTTAATGTTATAATTTGTTCTAGTAGAAGATGTCCAAGGCCAGACAATATCCACTTCAAATAGATTAGGTGCCGCACCACCATATTTTAGCGCTTTTGATCTAAATTCATCTACATTGAATGCCACGAGTTATCAACCTGTAAAGTGTTTAAAATTATTAACTATTTATCTGATTATAACTATTTATCACGCAGCGGCTGCAATAATATCACCCACCTTTGCGGAGTTGCCAGCCTCAGATTTTTCTAGAAAATAATCATATCTCCAAGTTACAGTAAATTCTTGAAATCCTTCTGTGCCCCAATCTAATGCAATATCACTTATATTTACTGGCCAAGCCTGTATTAATTTATAAGTTATTGTTTTTGTGCCATCTTTTTTTAATTGAGTAACGGACAAATCTCTATAATCAGAAGTAGTTTTATTAAATGGTCCATATACAGCAGTTCTTGATCCATCAATTCCCCCCGCCATTTGTCTCATCCATGTTATTAACTTCTGTCTTATTTCACCATCATCATTTAAAAATGTCGTATTCCATACATCATAAGTTCTAACTCCTGGGAGTTTAATTGCTCTTCCGCGATAATTTACAGGAATTACATTAATATTTGTTCCTGGTAATGATGCCGCTCGACAATGTAACATAAAACTTGTTCCTTCGAAACTTCCACTAATCTCAAATAGCGTAGGTCTCGCTCCACCATCCGCTAAAGCGGTTTTAATATCATTAACGTTAAATCCCGTTGCTGCCATTATTTCTCCTTATTATGCGACTCCGCCGCCGGCTACTGTATCTATTGTTTTGACCGCATTAGTTGCTGTAGATAATGTTGGTCCAGAATAAGAATATTGCCAAGTTATAGTAAATGTTTCTATAGTATTTACTGAATCATGACTTAATTCAATTGGTGATATATTATTTGGCCATGCACCATGTAATTTCATACTATCAATTGTCTTTGTCGTATCACCAGCTAAAGAATAAGATTTAACTAATATTGTACCTAACATACTAGAATGAGGAATCTTCCATGCTCTTACATTTCCCTCTGCACTATTCATAGCTTCAATCCATCTTTCAATATTTGTTCTAACTTTCATATCTTCATCATTTAATACTGTACATGTCCAATCGCCAAATGTGGTATCTCCTGCAAAGAAAACCTGCCTCCCGTAATAAGAAACAGGAATTTCTCCATTAATATATCCTGGCATAACCGTTGCATTTACTAGAAAATCTAATTTGTCCGTTGCACCGGTCTGCTTTGCCATTCCTGCGGCATCCACTGCGGTTGCTGGTAATGTCATTGTACATGAAAATAAATTAGATCTCGCCCCTGAGGCTTTAATTGAACTAATAAAAGTATTAATACTAAAATTATTTACTGCTTCATCCGCCATGTGTTATCTCTCCTTTATCTTTGAACTACTTCACTAAATGATACACCAGTTCTTACAGATACAAAACTTAATTCAATAAAGTTAATTGATCTTGCCGGCTTAACATATATAGCACCTACAAATTGATTTGCATCTATAACTGTTGGTGTATTATTAGATCCATCACATACAACCATAAAATCAGTAATTCCTCCCCTTGCTTGAATATCTCGCAAGAAAGGTTCTACAATGGAAACAAATTGAGATCTTGTAAAATCATCATTGAATTCAAACAATGATTGTTTTGCCGCTTGAGAAATTGATTTTTCTAATGTAATAAACAATCTTCTTACATTAATTCTATCAAATGCATTTGGTTTTGCTAATAGTGTTTTATCTCCAAACAACATTCTTCCTTCGCCTGGAAAATTCACAACAGAATTGATACCTTTATTATAAAGAACATCTCTATCAGCTTCCGCAGGATTCCATGCCAAATCTCTAATATTCTTAATTTGACCTCTAGTATAACCTGCTGGAGAGTAAAATGAACCCAAAGTATTTTCTGTAGCAACTGCAAGCCCTGCACAATCCGGATTTAATGGAATGTATCTATAAACATCATTGGTCGTGTCCCATTGTCGTTTCCATCCTGAATCCATAAATCCATAAGATGTACTTGGTAAACCATTTCTATAATCTAAAACATTTGATGCTTGAGTAGTTGTACCCAAAACATCTGCTCTTTCCGGTGAACAAAATACGACCAAATCTTTTCTTGCTTCCGCGATAGTGGACATTACATAAGAAGATAATGCCGCTTCTGCGTCTCCCATAAAAATTAATGAAGCGGCTGAATCTACTGGTTCTTTAAATACATCGTATCCCGTTTTTCGATCACCAAGTGATAATGTCTGTCCATCTAATCCACCATTAAGTGACCATGACTGTGACCATCCAAATGCATTAAATTTAGTACCACTTACCGCGGCTGTTCCCCATGCAGAATCAGTAGTGTCATCACCATTTACTATACCACCTGTTGCTGGATGTGACATTGCCCATACTGGAAATTCGTCTGTGTTATTAACTTTAGATTTATAATAGTCTGGAGAATTTGAAGCGACTGAAACTCCATTCCATCTTTCTATTAATGTATCGCCCGTCGATGCTGTTGTGGATGTTCCCCAATTTCCATCTTCGTCTACAACAACAATATGAATTTCGTCTTGAGAAGCTCCTCTTGCTTCAGCCCAAACTGAAGTTCCGGGTGCATCTCCATTGACACTAGATTCTCCTGGATTACATGCATATTCCCATTCTCTACCAAAAGCTAATGTAGATGTAATTCCTTTGTCTGTGTCTGATGCTGTAACCAATTGCAATTCAGTATTACTTGTGATTGAAGCAACTTTATGTCTGAATGGTGCTAGAGTATCACAAGTGGATACTATCATATCTCCCACTCTCAATTGTGTACTAAAAAATGTACCAGTTCCGGTTACTGTTTTTGTTCCACCAGTATTTACAATTGTGCCGAAAATTTGTGTTGATTTTTCTTCAAATGCTGATCTAACCAAACAGGATACTGCACTTCCAGCAGATTGTACTGTGACAGTAGCGGAACCTGGAGTTTGTACAACATACGCTGTATCAGTTCCTTGAGTATTCATTACATTATTAACTAAGTAATTTTCTCCACCAATTTCTAAAACATCACCATTTCTAACTTCTTCAAACCAAAGTGAATTAGACGTTGATGCTACTAATCCAGTTGTCGCATTGACCGCAACTGTTCCTGTGAGGGTTTTTGTTGCTTTATCAGGTCCACATACTGAAACCTTTAAACTATTTCCTCTTTCTCCCGCATATGTCGCAACCCACGGTCCATAAGTTCCCGTAGAAGATCCTCCTGTGGATGGATCATATGTGGTTTCGAATGCTTTCTTATTTTTAATTAAAACTGTCGCTCCCTCTTGTGTCGCCGCATAAGTTGTGTTAGCAGATGAAGCGTTTTTTGCTTCTGAGTTCGCTGTTCGTGAAATTTCAAGAACTCCACCATAGTTCATAAAATTTGATGCGCACATCCATGAAATATAATTATCTTCGTTTGGTACGAAAAATTTAGCTTTTAAATCGGCGTCTGAAGCGACTCGTCCATTTTCTGGATCTTCAATAGGTCCCCATCTAAAGAGTCCTGAAAATCCCCCTATATTTGTGGCGAGGGTTGGTACTATGGTTGTTAAATCGATTTCTCTAGTCAGAACACCAGGACTAACTGTGAAGGGCATTTTTATTCTCCTATATTTATTATATTTAGTTGACTTCTAGCGTGTTAGCTCTTACGTCTAACCTACTTGAAACTCACCTCTAATTAACTATATTTATTAAATTTCGGAATTCCAATAGAGTCCTGATTTATATTCTTTCCAAACATGATAATCATCTTCAGCCACTACCTCAGATTTGCCATCATTAAAAAAGCCCAATGGTAATGAATCTTCATCATTCATTCTTTCTTGTTGTTCTAATAATTTTTTTCTAATATCAGAATCAGTAATTTCTTTAAAATATCTTTGATTCACTAACCATCCAAATAAAACTAAAGTCATGACCAAATCATCATGATATCCTTCCTCAGCCTGAAAACTGGGTCCTTTTTCAGCAAAAGTCATCAACTCTGAAATGATATCAAAATCCTCAATTATTAAATGATCCTTCTCAATTAATTCTTTTATAGTTGTACAACCGGTTCTTTTAACATGTTTTGATGTAATTAAACCAATTCTAGAATTTTTCTTAAATCCACCACTAACTTCTTGACCACCTTTATTTGGAGAAGTGAGAATAGTGTTCTCATATTCTAAATCATAATACAATATATCTCCTACCTGCATACCATTTCCATTAGTTTCGACTAAACACCAAGACTTATTATATTGTGTAGATATTTGTTCAATTATATTTGGAAAAATAATTGGAGATATTTCATTGTTTCTATATTTTGCAACAACTTTATATGGTATTTCTGTAACATCAATTATTGTAAATGTGGAATAATCTTGACCAACGCCTGACGCTGTGTCTACAAGAGTACAATAAGCATGACCTTTTTGTGGTTCAACATAAACATCCAATTCTTGTTGTTTTCTAATTGGTGGCTTATAAGGCATATTTCTTAATTTGGCAGGTTCAATCAAAGTATTTGTAGATCCTAAAAATTCACACTCAAATTCTTGTCTCCATTGTCTTTCACTTGTATTTCGAATAGTTTCTTGTTTCCAAGCATCATCTCTACCTGGAACATCACTCCAATTTACAGAAAATGGAACATAAGTATTTCTCCCCTCTTCTGCATCAATCCACATTTTATAAAATTTATTCATTCCATATGGTGTTGATACAATGAAAACTTTTGTAGTATTTCCAGAAGAAATTGTAGGATAAACAGAGTTAAAAAATTCATCCGCTAAAGATGGTGGATCTACATGAGCAAACTCATCAAGGAAAATGATATTAAAAGATGAACCCCTAACCGCTGAAGAGGATGTTGCTGCAGCGAGAATTTTACTACCATTTTCTAATTCAACATTACCTTTATTCCAAACAGTAACTCCTTGTTGTAGCCATCTCGGTAAATGTTCAAAAGACATCTGCATTCTGCTCAAAAGTTCTCTCGCAGTATTACCTTTATTAGCGAGAATAGCAACTGCAACATTCTCATTAAAAAGAATATAATGTAAAAGATAAGATACAATTGTTGTTGATTTACCAGATTGTCTAGGTAGTTTTGAAATTACAAATCTATTATTATGAAAAATTTCGACCATCTCTTCTTGATAATCGTATAATTTAAAAGGAACTAAACCATGATCAACATGAACAATCTGAACATAATTTTCTATGAAATGTTTTGGGTCAGTGGCACATTTAACAAGTTCCTTTACTTGATCAGGAGAAAATTCTAATTGTACGTTTGAGTTTTTTAAATTTGGGTTACCAAGATAATGCTGTGCGCCCATTAGTCTTTTGCATAGGATTCATAATTAAGTTCTTTTTCTTTTAGAGCGATCAAACTATGAATATCATTTTTCATATCTTTTATATCCACTTGTATTGTTTTTACTCGTTCTGTTAATACAGCGATAGATGTCTCATGAGAAATTATTCCTGATGTCATCCATATGACCAACGCTAATATCGAGGACAGAAACGCCGCTTCAACTTTTGGCCAATGATTAAACATTATTAACTATCTCTTGAGATTCCAGGAGCCGCATTGTATGCAACTGCTGTTAATGATGCTGTTCCGCCCGCCGAAGCGATTGTATCCAGTGGAGCTTTTCTCACTAACAACGCAAAATGTGGTGGTACAGATAGTGTTCCGCTATTTCCAGAACCATTAGTTACAGATCCATCTAAAGTTAAAACTACTGCGGTGGTTGCGTGAGAGTTCGCGCACCATACCAGAGTAGCAGTACCCATAGTGGTCGCTGATACTGTTCCATCAGATTTTACACCTTTTACACTTATCGCTTCCATATTTCCTTTAAATTAATTTCATTTTTCACTTACATATATTTATATTATACAGTTATCCAACCTCGTGCCACATTATAATATACTAGCTCTTTGGCCTGTCCATTTGTACTCATGACAAAATTACTCGTTGCTCCATCAATTTTATGATTATTTCTATTGATGGTAATATTATTTGATGCAGCATTTTGAGATGCATCAACAATTCTTATATGATCTCCCATTACTCCTGTTTGTGGTAAAGTTACTATCAAAGGTGAAGTGGAAACATCACACAATAACCAATCTCCCGCACTTGCAGTTCTAGCACCATCTATTTCCATCCAAATACCAATATCACTTGTATAAACTGGTGTTCTTTGATCATCTGCTCCAGGACCAACAGCACCACCCATACCTGCATGGTTGGCACAATAAATGTAAATAATATCGGGAGTATCCCAACCTGTGGTAATATTTACTTTTGCATTAGCACTTCCTGGTGTTCCAACATGTTCAACTCCTGTTGATAATGCTGTTCCGCCTGTGTGTGTTCCATCTGGAGATGCTGAAAAATTTAATATATGACCTGAATTTGAACCAGCACTTACATCAAAACGATATACCATTCCTTTTTGTAAACGAATAGTGGGTCTAATGTGTGTGGACGTTTTCATTTTTTGTCCATCCAACTCAAAAACATTTTGAGATGAACTTCCATCATCTGCGACAGTTACTACAATTTGTGATGTGATATTATTATCTACATATGCTTTAACTGATTGTTGTGTTACCAATGCGGTCGCAGAATTACTTGTTAAATCATCCTCATCTAAACATGAGTCTATTGAACCAAGTCCTGGTCTCGCTAGGGTTGCAACTCCATTATTAATAACTACTACACCTGTATTGGCTGCGGAAGAAGAACTAAAATCTTTTCCGGTTCCACCAAACATTGTACCAACTGGTGTAGATTGCCAGGTTCCAGCGACTATAGCACCCAAAGTTATAAGATTAGTTGATCCCACCTCTGGTGACAATCCTGCAGTTCCAGGTGCAGCACTTGTCCAATTGCCGGTATTGTAATATATAATATCGCCTTGAGTGGCTGATGGGGAAGTTACGTCTGCTATGGAACTAAGATTAACTGAAGCAACATGTGCTACAGTTGCCATTGTGGAAGTATTCGCTTTTATTGCTATTGTATCTGTTGCTTGGGCTTCACAGAATATGGAAGTATCCGCCCCCTTAACAGTCATTGTGGCGGCTTGACCAATGGTTTCTGGCGATCCACCATCCGCAGCAACGGTAAAAGATGCAAATGTTCCATCCGCTATTGATATTAAATTTCCTACCGTTGCTCTTTTAACTCTTTCTGTATCATCTGATGTATCATAAACAAGTACTGAATCTGCGGTAGATATATCATCCGGATTCATTTCTGTCAGTTCACTTATTGGTCTATTTGCCATTACATTCGCCTTGAAGAATAAAAAATATGTCTATCTATTGTTACAGTTTTTATTTTTGTAGTAGTCCATCTCGGAGCACTAATATAATCTGCATGATAAAATGTAGCTCCGTCAGTTATATCAACCAAATCATCTGTTTCTAATAAAAATTTTGCCAATTCTACAGAATTTTCCCAAAGTTTTCCTCGAAACGGTCTGTCATGTTTACCATCACAATACCAACTGAATTGGCATCTATCTCTAACTGGAAATCCACTTTTATAATGTTTTCCTTCATATATTACATCACATACTGTATTTGGAAAACTTATACTATCTTTTCTATTTAGTACCACTTGTCCGACGGCGATTTTGCCTGCGGTGGATTCTGTTGAAGCTTCAAAATATATATTTTTAGACATACATTCCAATTCTATAGGATCTACTTGGTCCACATTTAGTTGAAAATTTTCCTTTGATATCATCAACATTGGAGGCATTGCGTCTGTATGAGCGCGTTTAATGGAAAATGCTTCTGGATTCCAATATTGATTAAGAGAATTTCCTCCTATACTAAATGGTAAAAATATTAATATAGTAAAAAATATAAGTATTCGTAGCATGTTACCTCATGTATTGGGTTATAGGGTGCCCACCGTTAATAAAATTTAATTGGATTTTTGCGAAGCGCATGGCTTCATTTGGTATGTATTCATGATAGGCAATTTTAAAACCTTTCTTAAAGAGTGTAGTATTATTTAGGTACACTAAACGGCTTCAGCCCTTGTAACTTCAAGAATCCTATCAATTTGTGCCTGTAATTTACCCGTCCTATTAGGCCAATATATATACTCTTTGCTTGGGTTTTTCATAAGATTTTTCAAAAGTGGAATAATCATTTTTTCCATTTTTTCCATCCTATCTTTTAATTGTCTATCAATTTCTACTTTTCTCTCTTCTACTTCATCTATAACTGCTCGAATACTAGAACCTTGTTCCGTAACTGCAGATACTAATTCTTGTGATTGCATTGTGAGAATCTTGTCTACTTTTTCTTCAACTCGATCCCATTGATCTGAATTTAAATTCCAATCATCGCCACCACTATCTTTATCTACTAGTGATCCCAATGCATCTATTTTTTTAATAATAGATTTTACATCATCTGTTAAATCTTTACTAACCGCGGTTGCAGCCTGAGTAGAAATTTCTTTTGTTCTTTCTTCAGCGGAAGCTTGAGTTCCTTCAACCTCTTCTGCTCCACTAAAACTAAATCCAAAATCAAAATCATCATCCCATACTTCTTCTTCTGCCATTATTTGAATCCTATCGCTTTAAGTTGTTTAATTGTATTTGCTGCACTGGTATGATGTATTCCTATTCCTCCCGCTTTTCTAAATTCTGCAATATTTTGTTCATGATCATCAATCAGAATATTGGGTCTTCTATCTCTACCATCTTTAGCAAATTGTTTTTTATCACGTCTTGAAACTGCTCTCATACTATTTTTTTCAACATTAAAATGTTTTAGCATCCATTTTGTCTTATCAGCTCCCGCCCTATCAGCGATTTTTCCCCTTTTATGTGTTGGTATTGCTGTAAGCATAAAGGGATTGAGTTTACCAATAAAATTCCAAAGTCGTTTCGCATCTTTCATTGGTGGTAATTTATAGAAAAAATCGTCTGGTAATTCCTCCCAACGCTCATCTTTAAACTTTCCACCAATCATTTCCTTAACTCCCGCATCAAAATCCGCTACAACTCCATCCATATCACAATAAATTTGAGGATTATCAAATTCATCTAATTCAAAATATTCTTTAAAAGTTTGAGATTTTTTTAATTTCTTTTCCCTTTCAATCCATTTTTTAGCTTTATAATTTTCTACAGGTTTCTGTATTATTTTTTTTAATATTTTATAAACACTTCTAAATGGATCACGTGCTTCAGTTTCAGTATTATTATCAACAATTATAAATTTATCAGCACCAAAATATTCTTGAAATTTTCCTATATTTGACTGAACATTTTCCCAACTCTTTTTTACTATGTCATCTCTTAATTTTCTAGGTCTTCGACTATTTCTTTTTAAAGCGACATCTAATGATGTATTAACAAATATCATCATTGTATCATAACCCAACCCCCGCAATCCTTCTGATGCTGATTGAAGTCTGTCAAATTTATGGCCTGTGCCATCTACAATTAAACCTAATCTTCCGTCCATCCATTGTTTCATTCTCATTTTTGTAAGGGATTTTGCCTTATCTCTAATCACTTGAGATTTCTCGAAATCCTTTTCTGTATATTTCGTGAAGTCTGTTCCCAATCCAGAAGATGTTAATTTTAATTCATATATTTCATCTGAATTCACAATCTTCATTCCTAGTCCAGCTGTTGAATGACCGGCAACCCACGACTTTCCAGAACCAGGACCTCCTGCCATGAAAACTGCTTTAAAAATTGAAGGATCATACATTCCTTCAATTAAGAATTCATTAAATTGCTTCATTCGGCTTTCCTTCAAAGATTGTAAGCCATTGTTCACCATGTAATTTATTATAATACATGCTTGTTTCTAATTTTTCTTCCATAACAAAAGATTCCTCTTTCATTTTTAATAGAAACTTTTTATCTCTGTGTGAGCCTTTATGTAATTTTGAGAATAAATCTTGAAATTGGTTTCCTCTATTATCAACAGAAATACTTTTGCCCCCATGATTAAAATTTGCATGAACTTTACCATGAGAATTTCCTGGAGAAGTATTTGTTCCTAAAAGTGAAAAATCATCTTTCTCTTTGTGGATTACTGAATGTTGATCATATTTTTTTCCTAAACCCATCATGTGTTTTCTTTCAATATTAGGAATAAGAAGAGATTTTTCTTTAACAAATCCTCCCTCTTCTTTATAACCACCTCTCATTTCAATATATCCATGTCCAAGTTTTCGAACATGATTTTTTAAATCAGAAAAGCGTTTTTCATTCTCTTCAGGTGAATGTTCCTGCCTATGTGGTGATATTAAACCAAACTTAGGAGTTTTATTCACATGATGCATAACTCTCGATAAACTAGATTCTACTAAATGATTCTTAAATGTTTTCATTTATATATCCTTATTAAATTTTATTTCAGTTACATATATCATACCACGAAACTAGGAAAATTGTCAAGTTTTAAATATTTATTAATTCCCACCATTCCTACATTGTATTGTTCCTTGACACGCCAAATGTTTCATTCCTTCCAACAAGAACAGCATTTCATCAATAAATGCATCAAGCCCTCTTATTAGGTACGGATAGATAAATTCTCCAACCGGCCCTCGTAATAAGAATACTAAAACTGCTCCCACCATTCCCCAAAGGAAACTCATGTATGACCACTTGAGAAATTTGTATTTACTGAGAGCAAGAACTTTTCCTTGTCCGTATATGTCTCCCGCAAGTGCATCATATACGATATCATCTGTCATCAATTTTTCTGCGTAATCTTCTTTATATTCTTCAATATCTATATGAGCAAAATGACCAAAAAATAAAGGATTAAAATGCGGAGATGATCTGTCTATATCTCCATGTCTGTCTTTTGGATAATCCGTCTTTGGTATAATAGCAAATATCGCAAACAATAATGAGAAGAAACTGCCCGTTGCAAATGTTAGTAGAGGCCATTTCATCACCTCATTGTCCAGGTTTGCTATCGTTATAGAAAATACAATAGATGCAACAGTAATCATTATATTAGCTTTTGCATCTGCCATCAACCCCAATCTCATTTGATTACCGTGATTGAGGCGGAGAATATTATCTACTGCAGTACGATCTTCAGGTACTTTTGAAAATTGATTAATTTCTTCTTTTTCCACATCATGCCCCTATTTCAATGGTGGGGCATATAATAATCCTCCATGATTGTATAATTTATTCAGACCACGTTCTAATCCTATAGGTGTATCCGGCCCCACATTACGTTCATATATTTCTTTGTAATTTCCAATCAATTTAATAACGTTATATGACCAAGATGCCTCTAGTCCAAGTTTAGCTCCAAGATGGGGATGATCTTTTCCATTTTTTTCACCCATAAATCTTTGAATGTTTGGGTCTATGTGATTCTTGAACAAGTCAATGTTCTTTGAATTAATGCCCATCTCTTCTGCAATAAACAAAACATATACTGTCCATCGAACTATGTCTGTCCATTTCTGATCTCCATACTTGACAACTGGCCCCAATGGTTCCTTTGAGATAATCTCTGGAAGTATCATGTGACGGGCAGGGTCATCAAAACTTAATCTATTCGATGCAAGACCAGACCTATCCGTACCATACATATCACAGTCACCCCTTTTGTATACGTTCTTTGTTTTTTCGTTAGGGGGTACTGCGACAGGGATATAGTTTATTCCATGTAACTCAAAAAAGTCTGCAATGTTCTTTGCAGCTGTTCCACTACCACTAAAACATATCCTTGCACCTTCCATCTGTTTTGCAGAAGATACTCCAAGAGTTTTTCTTACAATGAATCCTTGACCATCGTAATAGGTTGTAGGTAGGAATTCTAGTTTCTTTGCAACATTCCTTGTATAAGTAAATGTGGTTGCAGCAGAAAGAATATCTATAGAACCATCTATTAAGAATTCAAATCGGGTCTTACCATTGACTATAGTAAATTCGATTGCATCTGCATCACCGAATATTGCAGCTGCAACTGCACGACATATATCAACATCAAAACCTTCCCACCTATCACCATCTTCATTATTCCATATTTCCTGAGAGAAGCCGGGAAACTCATCATTGGTTCCACAAATGACATATCCTCTTTTCTTCACTCGTTCAAATGTTGAATTATACGTTGGAACATATTCTGATTTTGGTGCACCAACTCCAAGTTTTTCTTTCATTGGATCTTGGCCCTCAGCAGGAGACAATGCCATCATCCAAAATACCCAAATTAAAGATACAACAAGTTTACCTACCATTATCATTGCAATGCCCGATATACTTCTAACAATTCTTCATCTGCGATCGGGGCGGTCATAGTATAATATCTCTGGTGGCCAACCGACATGAATGCTTTAATGTCAGAAAAACTTGGATATTTCATTAAGAGATTATGAAGAAGATAATCTGGACTCAAGTGGCACGATGCACATTGATTATCCTTTGCAAATACTCTGGTTGATTTCTTGAATCGTTCAGATTGAACTAATACAGAGTTGAGATCCTTTTCCATCCATGTAACTTTTTCTTCTATATCTGGAATAACCAAAAAGGTTAAGTATATAAGAAGTGCAATAATAACATAGATAAATGATTTACTCGCAACTATTTGGTCTTTAGCAGAAAGTTCCATTTGTTGAACTTCATCTACTTTTTTATCTATTTCTTCAATATCATGTTGTAGTATTTTTTGATCTTTTCCATTTGCAACAATTTTTTCTTTTTCAGCCATAATTACCTCACTTCTTTCCTGCTTCGTTTAACTTCTTGGTGATTTGCTGTTGAAACCATTTGAGAACAATCGGTATGCTCACATTAGATGTCAATCCAAAAAGATAACCGATGGGATAACGATAACTTTCATAGGCCGCAAGTTGTGGAACATTTGTAAATACAATAGAAATCAACAAATATCCAGTTGCTGACATTCCCATATTGATAACTAAATCAAGTAAAATCAACCATCCATGACCGTTATACTTATCCTTATTATCCTGTCTGTAATTAAACAGAAATATCCAAAATGATGAAAATAATACCAATCCAAGCATCATCATTTCAGAAGTGTTAAATAAATCAATCATATTATGTTACCTTTATTTTCCTTCAATTCTATTAAAAAATTCTATAGATTTTATAAGTTGTTCAATCTGATCTGTATGTGACAGCGATTGATATATAAGTAATCCAAATGTGAATAGAACTATAAACCATAAACATGTGAATGATATTAACACAAGTTTAGATATTAATTCTTCTTCTTTCATTTATCTTCCAATTGATAATTAAATGCTTTTGTATCCTTTGATGCTGGTTTTGCCATTGGTCTAAGCCAAACATAAATTACCATACTGCTCGTTGGTGATGGAAATTTAAAGGTTGGTTTACCCTTCCTCATACCAATATCATCAGTTGCATTAACTGGATGTCTTGCGAGTTTGCGTTTCTTGATTTCATCACTAACATACTTGTCAAGTTTTCTGTCTAAACGCGTTTCTTTGAGATATTCTTTAAAATTTATCATTTATTCTTCTTATCCTTTATCAACTTTAATAAATCTGTAGTTGATCCAACATACAAATTATTATTAACTGATGCTGGTCCTGTTGGTGCTTTGTTTGTTAATTCTTTTTTAACTTTTTGAAGATTTACCAATTTTTCATTAGTTTCTCCAAGATTTTTAATCAGTTGTGAAGCAACTTCAAAATGTCTTGCATGCTCTGTCGATTTTGCTATTTCTAATAATTCATCTAATGCGTCATGTCCCTTTTCCATTAAATTATAATAATTTTCTCTTGAATATCTATAATCAGTTTTAAAATCCTCATCATCTGAATCTACTGTTAATCTTTTTTCTGTCTTTTCTGGAAGAGTTGTTATTGGGTCTTCAACCAAAACTTCTTGAACTAAATCTTTTATGTCCATGATACATCGTCTCCATCAAGTGTTAAACTAAACCCAAAATCATCATCCGCTGCCGCATCTTCTGGTTTGGGTTTTATTCCAAGAGTTGCGGTTGTTTGTGTTGATGTATTTCCTAATAAATTTACGTCTGCAGATTCTAAATAAAGTGATTCAGAATCTTCAGTTATTACGCTATTAATTGTAAATGCTGTACTACTTTCCAAAAGAAATCTATCTAAAGTACCAATATCCGCATCCGCGTTTCCAGATACATTCTCAGGAACTATTATCTGAAGAGTTATGTCCTTAATTGGTTTTCCACTAGTCGATAATTCTGGATACAGAAACGTTTTCATTGTAAATTGCATATCCCATGATAAAGATCTTCTAGTTTCAAAATCTCCATCATATGCATCTGTATAGTTAACAGAATTTAATATAATAGGACAATCGACCGCAATATCCATTAAAGGTACAGTTTTAATAGTTACTGTAAATTCTGGTGTAAAATTTGGTAAAATCTGTTCAACAATTTGTGCGGCATCTTCTGCATTTTTTGCTAAAATAGCCAAATCAAAAATAAAATTATAAGGAACAGGATTATATTGTGTTCTCATTGTTCCAGATATAGAAGAAGCATTCTTACCAACAGTATTCAATTTTCTTGTTCCATCATACATTATCTGACTCATCATAAACCCAATTCTAGGTAAAATTATTGCTGGAGTTCCTGCAAGAGCGGGATTTGCAATTCTAACCATAAATTTTTGTTTTGGTCCATAAGCAACAGGAATTTTTAAAGTTTCTACTACAACTCCGGATGAATTTACCCTTTTAACTGAAATATCATTAAATAATGAACCAAAAGCAACAACCATTTTTCTGATTGTTTGATGATATGTCGATGTTCCAAACATTATATGTTACCTTCAGAAAATGGATCTCTATCAGTGAAATCAAATATTGAATCACTTTCAGTTTGAATACCTAAATTATTCGCCAGTGGATCTGTTAGAATTACCAGATCATCTGGCACTGCTGTCATAGACCAAGATGCGGTACTTGCTACACCCACAACATCATATGCTGTAGTAATAGTACCAACAATATTTCCAACTCTCAAAGTCTTTGTAGTAGGAGCCCAAGAAAGAACTTTCATCGTAGCGTCTCCATTGCTACAATCTTCTCCTATCGTAAAAGTTCCTTCTCCTGAAGTAAATACCAAGTCCATCGAGTATCCATAATCTGTTTCAATATCGTCGATTGCCGCAATACCAGTATCCATATCCTCATGACTGTACTCAAACGTTTCACAAGTGAGAGTATATATTGGAAGATTCCCCAACTGATAAAATACTTTTTCATGTTCAACAAATCTAACTTCAAATAATTTATCATTTAATGGAAAATATATTAAATCTCCTTCATATGGTCTATCAAGTCTTCCTGGTATTTCTTCATCTTTCCACCGTCTTTGAGAAACATCTAAAATTACTTGATCTCGTATTTCAAGCCCAAATTGTCCTACCATATCACCTTCACCACTAAATCCATCAGTTGAATCAATATACATTTCTATTATATGTGCAGCTGAAAATTTAGAAGCGACATCTTCACTATACAAATTATCTACTGCAACTGATGTTCTAGGCAGATAACTTATATCTATTCCATGTATTTTAATCGATTCTTCTACCAAATCGTTTAGTAAATTTTGTTCTGGTTGAAAATCAACATTTTGAAAATATGTAGATACTGGCATTTATTATCCTACTGCAAAGTCGACTGGGAATTGATATTTTCCTTCTAAATCTTGTAACAATATTTCTATATTTGATTTAGCTTCATCTAAAATTCTACCACCATCTAAAGTGGTTCCTCCAGGTAATTGTGTACCTTGATATTTAATTAAATTGTTTCCCCATTGTTTTCTAAACAATTCTGTAGTGTATTGTTTTAACCACATATCATTAAAAACATCCGTATGTGTAGTTGGATCAACGATTTGTACACATTCAGCAACGAGATAATCCCCCACATTAAATTCCTTAGACCAATCAACATCAACATATAATCTATCCTGATGCCTAGAAAATCTCATTCCTGGTTTCCCACTAAATACTTCTTGAAGTACTCCTAAATGTTGTTGTACTTGATAGTATGATACTATTGAAGTTTTGGTTAAATCATAAATATCATTTAAATATAATTGATATCTAACATCAAACATGTTCTTTGTTGATCCACTATCCAAGGGAAAAACGGCTATAACACCAATAGTTGCCTCTAATAATGTAACGTATGAGTTATCAATATCATCTTGTGTTATTTCGTGTTTTAAAAATGTTTTAATTGTGGCATCTCCATGAAATTCTTGATACATTTGAAGACCTTCTTCCAATCTATCTTCCAGTTGATCCTCTTCAACATTGATCTGAATAACTGGTTTCCCTAATGCCCTTAAACAATATTCTCTTAATTCTGTTCTTGACGCTGGTTGTGTAGCTGACATAATGTTCCTATAACGGCGTTAATATATGTTATATTAACTATTTAGTAAGGTAAGTTTATGGAAATTTTGATTACTGGACACAATGGTTTCATTGGTTCTAATCTCTACAATTATCTTAATTCATATCATAATATTTATGGAATTGACTACCCAAATGACATATTAAATACTGAGTTACCTAAAGTTGATTGTGTAATACATTTGGCGGGATCAACAGGCGTCAGAGAAAGTCACAAAAATCCTAAAAAATATTTAGATAATAATATAAAAATAACTAAAAGAATATTTGATCATTATAAAGATACAAAAATTCTATTTGCATCCACCTCTTCTGTAAAAGAATTACAAAGTCCATATGCAATATCAAAATATGCATGTGAACTTATTGCTCCCAAAAACGTTGTTATTATGAGGTTTTTTACTGTTTGGGGAGATTATAATTATAGAAAAAATATGTTATATGGACTAGCCATAGAAGGTAAATTAGACTATATTACTGAACATAAAAGAGATTTTACTCATGTATATGAAGTTTGTAGAGCCATTAAAATACTAATAGATAAAGGAGTTGGTGGAGAACTTTATGAAATTGGTCACGGAAAACCAATATCCCCCCTTGACTTTTTGAAAAAGATAGGGTATAATAAGGTGTTACCGTTTAGGAAAGTTGAAGGTGAATCTAATATAACTTGTGCAGATCCAACTAAAATGAAAGAATTGGGATGGTAATTGACTACTTTAAAAATGATTGGAAACCTAATTGGAGCAAATATTCTTATAGCGGTTGGGAACTTCTAAACAAAATATCAAATAATGAAACCATACTTGATATAGGTTGTGGTTATAATCTCTTTAAAGGACGTTATGGTGATAAATTATATGGTATTGATCCCGCCAATGACAGTGCAGATGAAGTAATATCTATTGAAAAATTCGATGCTGACGGTAAACAATGGGATGTGGTTTTATGTCTCGGTAGTTTAAATTTTGGATCTATAGAAGATGTTGAACCACAAGTACAAAAAGCTGTAAAATTAACCAAAGTTGGTGGAAGATTATATTGGAGACAAAATCCAGGACTAAATGATCATCGTTGGAAAAATCAAGAAAATATTACATTTTTTCCTTGGACATTTGATCTGAATTATAAATGGGCAAAAAAATATGGATGCACAGTTATGGGAATGTTATGGGACGACGCTAGAATTTATTCAGAATGGATTAAGGAGAATGAATGTGTTTAACTACTGCTTTATAACCTAATCCTTCATTAACAAATCTTACTGCATTTTTTAATGTTGATTCATTTACCGCTTCATACATTCTTTTTATAATAAACTCAGAGTCTTGTCCAATAAATACCCCATAATTTCCTAATTTTTTTAATCTTTCTTTTTGAAATTCCTCATCGAACCACGTTTTTGTTGCAATTGTTACCATATCATGATAATATACACTATCCGTAGTCACAAAAAAACTTTTTTGAATACCATCTCTCCACAATCTCAATAAAACATATGCATCATAAACCTCTCCTTTGGGTTTAAATCCATGAGTTTGTTCAAATATATAATCGAAACATAATCCTTTAAGTTCAGGATTTGGATCATCTACCCATTGACCTGTTTTATAATTCATTTGACAATGATGAAACCATATTTCAAGTTCATTGTTAGATAATGCTTTTTTATATTTTGCATTACCTGTATAATTCTGAAAGGTGTCTCTACTTACATTCAATTCTCCATTTACAAATGCTACAATCCGCGCTCCTCCACTTTTCATACCTTTAACAATAATTACTCTATCTTTAAAACATTTCATAAATTTATCCATATCATTAGTCTCTGGACACACCATTAGTCCCGCCGCGAAATGGTCTGGTTCTGATCCACCCCCAGGATTAAGTGCGAATTTTTGTTTATGGAATTTTGGATTATAATCTATCCTTTTGGGAATAAGCATATTACCAGGATGAATTAATATTGGTTTATATTTTCTAAAATCATAATTTCCAACATCTTCTAATAATGTTGCCATAGCATTTCCACCATGACTAGTCATCATATAATTACCGTATTTCAATTTACTTTCAAATTTTCTTAGAGCATTTTTTCCTCTATTTCCTGGGATATATTTAAAATCTATTTGTTCAATATTACCTGATAAATTATTATTCATATGTTTACCCCAAAGCCATGCCCATCTCGAGGTTCCTCCTGGCTTTGGTGAACTAGGAATAACTGCGTACATTGTATCAGCATTAACCTGGCTGACCATAACCATTGTACCAAAAACAAACAACATACATAATACTAATTGAATAAATTTAAACATAATCCACCTTTACTTTTTTACTAAAAATGACCATCAATATTGATAACAACATTATTATAATAACGAATGGTCTTATAATTATTTCTTGAAAACTATACAAATCTATCAATTGATATGAAAATTGTTCTAATCTTTCACTCAAAATAAATCCCAACAATACCGCTGGCCTGCTAATTTTAAAATGCTTCAGTATAAACCCACAAAATGAAAACACAATAAAAAATATTGAATCTTCTAAAATAAATTCATAAAAATTTGAACTTATTATTGCCCACCATGTAACAAGTGCAACAAATGCTATGAAAAAATATTTATTGATACGAAATATTTTAGATATCGGCCCGGCTAATAATAATCCAAAAATTGTAACTGAAATAGTGCCGACTAGATAACCAATTATTATAGAATTTATAAAATTTTTATCCTCTAATATATATAAATCTCCCATAGGAAATCCAATATATTCCCATAATCCCATCGCGATCATTGCCCATGTTGCACCAGGAATACCTATGAGAATAGTGGGTATTAATGCTCCTGCCTTGCCGGCATTATTAACTCCTTCTGGTGCGACTATACCTTCTGGCGCGCCCTTACCAAATGGAGTTGAAAATACCCTTTTCATTTTTGTCGCTATACTATAAGAAATCCATTCTGAACCGCCACCACCATATCCCGGCAATAGTCCATAGAAAAACCCAATTAATCCCCCAACAAAACCATGTTTCCATAAACGTATTGCATCAATTATACCTTTTTTTATTTGTTTAAAGTCACTATTTTCTTTAACAGATTTCATATCAAATTTACACAATGTATATAATTCTGGAATACAAAATAATCCTGATGCCAATACTGCAATACCTATACCGTCATAAAGATAATATTCCATTCCAAATGTAAATCTTGGATTTCCTGTAACATCAGAACCAATTGATCCTAAACCAACACCTATAATTACTGCTAAAATACCTTTTAATGGTTTATTACTTGATAGTAAACTTACACTCAAAAAACTAAACAATATAATAACCCACATCTCAGGAACTTTCATATATTGTAAAATATATTCATATAATGGAAGAACAATAAGAAATGGAACAAACCAAATAATACCTTGTATACCACTAGTGGTTAATGCTAAACTAATTGCGTAAGAACTTTGTCCTGCTTTGGTGAGTGGGAATCCATCAACCATTGTCGCCGCAGAAGAATTAGATCCGGGAATTCCAATATAAACTCCTGAAAAACTATCTCCTATTGTACACGCAACAACCGCTGCCATAGAAAAGGCGACAAATTCATATGGTATATGTGAAAAATGATTTACAACACTAAACAGCATTATTAATGCTTTGGTGGGCCCTGAAACGGGAATTATGCCTATAAATAATCCATAAAGTGAACCCAATATAGTCCACATCAACAATTCAAACATAATTTTTATAATTCTTTATACGGGAAATACTTCTTTAGCTTCATTATTAAATATAATTTGACAATTATCACATACTCTCTTTGCATAGTCATTTGCATCAGGAATACCTGTCTCACTTATAATATAATGTGCTTTCTCTACTGTTCTAGTCCACCCAATTCCCGCAGGCAATGTATCAAGAGGTTCATCTTTTATTTGGTCCCATCTTTTGTCAGAAAATATAAATGTTTTTTGAAATCCATTTCCATTTTGCGTAAGCTCGTCAGTTACTACTAAATCACCATTTTCTAGATCATCATTTATATCATTGTCAGATGCCAGTAGATACTGTCCTTTGGCGGCTTCGATGTCATCACTGAACATTGCTAAAGCCTCAGATAAAGTTTCAAATGATGAAAAATCTAATTTTGAAAAAGATTTTTGAAAAGTTATAATAAGTCTTGCAGACATTTTAAATTCCTTTTATTTATATGGTTACATTTATATTTATATAAAGTTTAAATTTCTATTCGATTCCATCCGTTTCCTACTACAGGAACTGGAATTGATTGAACAATTGCCCATCGTTCATCAGTCCATGTTCTAGTAATTTTAAAACCAGTTTTGTCGACTGTCAATTCTTGTATGTGTTTTTCATACAGATAAGAATTCCAGGAATCATCTATCTCGTCGCCCCCTTTCGCTATCGTCCTAATTTCTTTTACTCCAGCGCCTTCTATTACTTTTTTAAATTTCGTATTAATTCCTAAAGTCTTAGATTGGGAGAGCTCCGCATCGAATGTATTAACTATATGAGGATTCGCCTTCTCAAATGCCATCTTTGCTTCCACGACAGTTGAATAAGTAGTTCCTGTAATATTTGTGAATATGACTATGGTTGTTACTGACATTTCTATTCTTCTTCGTATATAATGTAGTCCTTATATTTGTTGATACTTCTTTTTAAAATTTCATAGTGTTTTTGTTTATTAACCCAAAAATGAGTAAAAAGTATAAATCTATCAGGATCATAATTACCACCATGAGTTGTATCTGTACTTCGTATAACACACCAATCAGTATCTATTGGCATTTTAGCTAAAACTGTTTCTCCATTATTTTTTTGAATATAAGGATTTTTAATATTGTTATCATATTGTATTGTCATTCGATAGCCACATGGTTGTAAACTTTTTTCATGTTTCCATAAATCTGCGTTTTTATCTGGTGTTAAAAAATCAATATGCATTTCAGTAGCTTTTAAATAATTATTAATTCTAACATTAACTAAATGATCAATTGGTAAATTTTTATCAATATATTTTGTTAGAGAAGATTCTTCAATCCACGATGATTTACTATAATTTTTATTTGTTGTAGTAAATTTTTGATATTGAAATGCTTGAGCACCTGTTCCATCATCCGGCGGTGAGTCACCAACAAAATTATCTATAAGATCTTTTTTATATTGATATTTTGGAATGTCGACTGGCATCCATAAAATATTATCAAAATTATTCATATTTCTTTCTTAACGTTTTTTAAATACAGTCATAAAATGTCTTTGTTGTCCTTCATCTTCAGTAAGTATAGAATCAACTTTTTCCGAAGAAATAATATCCAAATATTCTTGATCTCTCCATCCAAATGCTGTAAGAGGATCATCATTTCCATGAGCTGATACTGATGCTACCATCATTCCATTTTTTTCTAAAGAATCTGAAAAGAATTTTGCTGTATCTGATTGAAGATGTGATTTGTTAAATCCTCCAATAATTGTTATACATTTATATTTTCTTGGTAATGGAAATTCTTTCATATCATGCAAAATTATGTCACGATAATTAGTCGCCTCAAATGTATCAATCATTTTTTGATTAACATCATATCCATCTATAATATAATCATTATTATTAAAACCAATACCAATCTGACCATTACCACATGCAACATCTGCTATTTCAGTACCTAATTCAAAATTCCTTTTTACCCAATCACATGCATAACGTATAGGACCTTCCATCCAACCGACCTTCATTGTCCAAGCGTGATAATCCCAATCCTTATATAATTCTTCAACACTTTTACTATAAACTTCATCAAGCCAAGTCATATTTTATTCCTTTATAATAGTTGTGTAATCAAATGCGACTCTCCATAATTCTCTAGACTTATTCACAACATGTGAACGTCTATGTATAGTATACAATTGATCCATAATTAATAAATCTCCCTTTTTAAATACAAAATGTTTTTGATATATTGACCTATCTAATATTTTTTTAAGTTTATCTTTTATAATATTTACATCTATCAACTTTCCATTTTTCCATGCCTTTTCTGTTAAAGATGGTTGCCAATATAAAAATTCTTCTCCACCAATTGGATGAACATTCACAATTGACATGCGTTCATCTCCCTTATGATGTGCCGGAATAGTATAATCTTTCACAACAGCAATCTCATTATCCTTGCCGGCCATTGTGTATTTCACTTCATGCGCCATCATGTTCCCAATTGCTTCCCGGTCAGCCCGATCCTTTTGTGCGTCATCTATAGATCCGAATACGCCATAATTAAAATTATTTAATTGTATTTCAACAGTACGCCAGTAATCTTTTTCATTATTAGGTAAATCTAAAAAAGATCTTCTTTGATCTAATAAACTAAAAACAGTATCACGACATTCTTCCACACAATACAAAGCAGTTAATATTTCTTTAAAATCTCCTATATGTATCATAGTACCATCCCCATGCCACTCTAAATCTGCCATACCAAACAAACCTTTATACATTACTCTCGATATATCTGGATTATCTTTTGGATTAAAAGGCATGTAACCCAACACATCATCGTCTGTATTTCCTATACGCCTACAATAATTAACTAATTGAGATTGAGTTAAATTCTGTTCGTGATAAAAAGTATAGCCATGTTTTAATACTTTCTGTATTTCTGATTTTAATTCTAAATCTGTAAATTCTAATACTTGCATTTATATTTCACTATGTGGTTTAATACTCAATGTTGATATTATTTCATTAGGAAAATCATCTAACAAACTTACTAATTTTGATTTTTGATGTTTCGTTTTTCCACCATAATACAATTTTTCAGTAACATGATATATATTATGCGGACGTTTATATTTTTGAAGTTCTTCAAACCGTTTAGCAAGATTATTAATATCAGCCGATCCTGTATAAATTACATAATGTATTTCATCACGAGAACAACTTGATACCTCATTAACTCCTGGTTCTAGTAATGCTTGAGCCTCTACTAATCCTGTGTAAACTTTTACGCCATCTTTCATAAAAATTACATCATCAAAAACTCTACCATCATAATACCATTTTCCGTTCGCAATTTTCATTTTATCACCATCAGTCATCCAATCATTAAGTCCATACTTGTACCACAATACGCCCCCATCATCTACTTTTAATTCTCCCCAATAATAAGTTTTATAAAAACCATAAAAATTATCTAATGAATCTCCTGGCCTATATTCAGATCTTGTATGACAATCCGCTTCAGTGCTCGCCATTACATTATAAATTACTTTCCATTTAAACTTTTTCTCAATATCTCTAATAATATTTTCTCCCGTATGCCCTCCAGCAAATTCCCAATAATCTACCTCAAAATCAAAATCATCAGGACATGCATCAAGTAATCTTTTTACAGCATTAGGATAAGACGCCACAAGATTTGGTTTCACTTTTTGAAATTGTTCTGGAATATTATCCACTGTTTCATTTATAAAATGAATTGTTCCGCCTGTATAATAAGCTCTAGCTAAATTCCAAACAAGATAGGTTGATTCAAATCCTCCATTTTGTAACATTATGGGTCTTTTATTATTAAAAAGTTCAGGGGATACTTCTTTCAAATGTCCGGTCATAGAACCCATTGTACAACCCCTCAATGTTTCCCCATTAACATTAGCTTGAGCATGATCCTCATAATCCCAAAAAAATGGCCATAATTCAAATATAGGTTTTACTGTAGTACCACTAGTCATTCCTCTATACATCTCATTGGGGTGTAATAATGTGGAAGGAATTTTGCCCTCACTATCTGGTTCATGTAACATTTTAATTTTATTTGAACGTATAACACAACTGGCATTACTGTCACCAATTAAAGAATCTAATTCTATATTTGATTGATCTGCTGAAGCTTGACTAGCTGATCCACCATTTTTTATACTAGCAAGAATCCATAACATATCATCCAGAGTTTTAACTTCTTCAGCTACTACAAAAACAACATGAGGTCCCAATCCGTGTTTTTTTAAAATTTCAATTTTTTCATCTAACATGTTATGTAAATTTTTCCATGTAACATGTTCTGTTGATAAACTTATGAATACATCATCTTCATTAAGCGGTGCTTGATATTGTTTTAGTGTCATATTTTCTCTTCAGGATAATACCACCATCCAGCATCTGGTTCATATTTAAATATCGATATTCCCACTCTTTCAGTTTCAATATTTTCTATTGAATGTTCTATACCAGCATTAAACTTGTGCCATTTTTTTTCTGGTATACATGTTCTATAAAGTTCTTTACCTTTGTCCCACCACACAGTTTCTACATTGCTGCCACCTGCTTGTAAAATATAATTATAATTTGTAGTCCTATCAACATCAATATGTTTGGGTATACCATTTCTTAAAATTTGATACTTGAAATTATCACATTCAGGAAATAAATGTTTTAGAAAATTTGTTAACTCATCTTCACAATAATAAATTCCGTATATTTCTTTATTTCCTGGCCAAATATTTTCTTTTAATTTTATTGATTCAGTATCTAAAAAACAAGGTGGGCCTGGTAAATCTAAAAATTCAATCATTTTTTCTTATCTCTATCAAATTTTTAAGAGTTTCATATACATACATTTTATATTCTTCATCTGTACCCTCAAATAAATCACGCATAACTGCATCTTTATTTTCTTCTAATCTTTTTGCATGAGATGTGAGATAATTTGGTCTAAAATCTGACAAGTTTAAATAAGCTGGAAAGTTTGCAGTAGTTTTTAAATAATGCTCAACAACAACATTTATATCATTTGGTATTATTTCTTCTATCCTAGCATTAGGAAACGTTGCTTTTATTTTTGACTTTGTTACATGCACAGGATACATTATATATTTTCCACTTTCCATTATTTCTAAACCACCTCGTGCCTCAAACAGTTTTTCAAATAATGGATAATATTCATCAATATCATTATAGTAAGGTTCAATTACATTAAATAATGGGGGTAACATTTTGCCGTCTATCATTCTATCAAAATGATTTGGAGCAACTAATCTGCGTGATATTGAATATTCATTGATTGATGTATCAAGTGGAACTATACCATTTTCTTTACAAGAATACCAATATACGTCATCATTATCATTAGCAAGGTTTCTGCCTAATCTATGTCCACCCGCACCTTGTTCAAATGCAATGAATAAAAATTTATCATGTTCAAATAAGTCTACCATCATAATACATTCTATTATTATTATAGTGGGATTCAATTAAATAAACTAAATCATTTGTATTATACCAATCATTATAAATGCACGTATCTCCCCTTACAAATAATTTACCATCTTCAATCTTCCAATCACAATAATACGTATCACCCAATATTGTTTCTTTTCTTTTAACTTCTTGTATTTGATCCAAATTATAAAACACTTTATTAATTGTTAAGGGTCCTATTTCACTCATACCCCAATTTGCCATAAATGTTGCTCCTTTGTTTACAAATGATTCTATAATATGCCATTCAACAGGATTGGAACCACAAGTAATCCATATACCTTTTAAATTTAAATCCTTAAATCCTTTTGTTTTAATAATTGCTTTTGCATGATCTGGAGCTAAATGAGTATGAGTGTATTTGTTAATTTCTTTAGAAAATCTATACGCATTAAATTGTTCAACAGTTACTTCTGCACCAATACTAATTGCTGGTAATGTTTGTGCTAATAATCCTCCTGCATGTTCCATTTTACATACGGTATAGATTTTAGAATTCTTTGATATTTTTTGACTTTCTATTGCAATCTTATTACATGCCTTTAAATTTTCTGGAGTCCTAAAAATATGTTTTTGTATTCCTGTTGTACCACTACTTTTAACAAAAACTCCTTCGCTTAACATATTCTTGTACATTTAATTTCCATATAGTTTGTTCTGTATAATATAATATAGTATCAGATACTTTATCGAGTATTCCTTGTTTTGCTAATAAACCCATTAATTTATGATTTCGTAATGCCTTACCACTATGTTCATTGGAAATGTTTGTTGTTATATACAAATTATCTGTAGGACAGTAATCTATGAAAACAGGAATAAAATCTCTCCAAGTTATTGTGTTCCAATTACCTTTATTCAGGCCTTTATAAGGACTTGCTCCGGGTAATTCACATCCTCGAAAATTAATCCTCCAACCATTTTCGTTTATTTCTGGTAAGGGATGACAACCTCCAACCGCAACAATTTCATCATCCTTGATAGCACAATAATATTCTCCCCAATCTTTACACCATTCTAATTTCATAGACTTAAAGGATGAGTTATTTGTATATCCTAAGTCTTTACATTTATCACAAAATATTTGGAGTTTGCTATGTAGTTGATTAGTGATTGGTTTTATATTGAAAATCCCCATGCTCTTTCCTGACACCACCAACATATACCACAATGTCCTAATTTTGGGTCTTTAACATTTTGTGCTTCCCATTCACATGATCTAGTATATACAAATAAACTATCTATTAAATTATATTCTTTATATATTTGGGCTAGTTTCTTTTTATCTATATTAATCCAGGGTGTATATGCTTTATTATTATTACGTAAAACGTCTTTCATAATAGTAGGATTTCTGTCTACTTCTGTAACTTCTTCTATAAATGTATCAGTAATAGATTTTGGTGGATTAGCAGTAATTCCTGTATAGAAAATATTTATTAATTTATTTTTTCTATAATAATCTAATTTATCAAATATATTACTTAATGTTTGATGGTCACAAAATGTACTATGATGTTCTATGTTTATATTTCCGGTTAATTCGATACATTTTTGAATAACATTATTAGTTGTTGTAACATTTTTAAATTGTCTTGCTTTATTTCCAGTAGATAAAATATAGATTTTATCATTAGAATATTTCATTAAAAAGTATAAAAGCAAAGAACTATCAGCTCCGCCGCTACAACTTATACCTATAGGACCTTCATATATTTTTAAATTGACTCCGGATAAATTTAATTCTTTTTTAATTAAATTCATGGTTCTATTAGATTTGTTACTGTTGACACAGATTCTTCTGTTAATTTAATATTCATTATTAATACAATATGATCATCCTCATCATTGGCATTAAATATTGTATGCCGTTTACAAGTATTTAAAAAATATAAACTACCATAATTCCAATGTAATACATTATCATATTGATATATAAAATATCCCCCATCTAACGGATTACATACTAGTAAAGGGACAATTAATCTAAAACTATCTATTGTAGATCCCATATTATCTACATGACTTGGAAAAAATCCGCCTGGTTTTAATTTTAAAATATGAGATCTAAATAACCATTCTTTAAAAGGATCACAATATAATTTTAATACATCATAAACAGGTGTTGGTACAATAAAATCAGATTCAGTTATATTTGTATTATTTTCTTTATTATACTCATATAAACTATCTAAATCAGGCCCAGGTCCTAAATTGCCGTCTAAATTAGTTACACTCAATCCCCAACGATTTATATGTTTTCTAGGATTATATTTTGTCCAATTATCATCAAATTGGATTAATCTTTCTAACATAGTCTTCGAATTTTGATATATGTTTAATTTAACTTGATCCCCATATGCTGTTAGAGTATTAAATAATTCAAAACTCATACGTTGTATCTCCTGGCCATAGTGGTAATTGTACACCCACTTTTCTTTTTGGTATTTTACTATCAGCAGAACTCACGCAATTATCAGTAATGCATGGCATAGGTTTGTCAAATAATTTAAATCCAGTTTGAATATTTCCTAAAGGTATATCAGAGCAAGAATATGACCGCTTAATGCTCCCACAAGGCTCGCGTATAATAATACTACGATATCCCGACGAACAGATCCAGCCTTTGAATTCATTAAAATTAAACGCATTAAATCTTTCGGCTTGATCCATTTCATGCACAATCCCTTTCGAATCAATTAACTCTATTTCCATTTGTGGGGTTTGAGACTCATTATGCAATATGTCTAACTGACTTTTAGTATATCCATCTACTACTTTTGTCGCCGTAGGATTAGATTGGGGTTTTAAAGTTGTATGAATACCCCTCTCTTTAAAATATAAAACATGATCTGTTAATGTCCAAAATTTCTCAGGTATCATTACCATATTAATAGTAATTCTTACACCATTATCTTGACAATATACTAATTTGTCTGTAAATTCTTCAATCTTTTTTTCAGTATCTAAATGTTCAAAATGAGCAGATGCGGTTATTGAAGCCCTATCAAATTTTTTAGCATATTTGATATATGTTTCAAACCATTTCATCTTTCTTGAACAGTTTGACGTCATATGTATTCTCTGTCTCTTAGAATATTTATCATCTGCAAGATATTTTAATATATCCAAATATCCAGGATGAAATGTTGGTTCTCCACCAGACAAAGACCAATTAAATGAATTAAATCCTTGTTCTCTCGCCTGACGTTTTATTTCATCTATTGTTGTTAAACACAACTCTGTAGGTCTATGATCTTTCTTATCTGATCTCGCGTATGGCCAACAATAAGAACAGTGATAATTACAAAATCTTCCTAATAACCATGACACAGTAAAGGTATCATGATGTAACATGGTTTTTGTTCCTACAAGTTGTATATCATCAAATGGAATTTTAGTAAAATCATTCATATTAAATATTTTTTAATTCGTGGATGTAAACTTTCCGCAGCACTTGTATTTCTAATTTTGTCTTGTATTCTTGTATGTTTTTTAAAATGATGTCTTAATTCCTCTACACTATTTGGTTTAATAGTAGGAAATACAGTTGGTAAAAATAAATCCCATATTGGATCATTTAAACATGTTTGAACAGGAGTTAATGTTTTTTCTATAAATTCCTCATCTTTAATATTTTCTTCTTTAATTAAATCATTGATTTCTTTTATTATAAATTTTTTATCTTCTTCAAATAAAATAGCAGGATGAAAATGTGGTGGATCTTCACACGCCTGAATATATGCAGCTCCAACAGATGCACGCCCTTCAGGATATCCTTCTTTTCTCATATTATAAAAATATCTTGCCCATTCTTTTACATCAAAAATATTATACATTTGTACAACCATGTTAATTGAAAGATGTGTAAGATTGGGAAGAGTTTGTAATTCATTAATATTTTGTAATACTGCGTTCCATTTGGCATTTGTTCTTATATACTCATATGTTTTTCCTATACCATCTAAACTCGCGCAAATATTTAATTTATTAAATTGTTTAAATAATTGCCAATGTTTATTAAAATTTGTGCAATTAGAAGTGATATTTAAATGTAAATCTGTATTATCTTCTTCAATTAACTTCTCTAAAAATGCTATTGAATCTGGATCTACTGTAGGTTCTCCACCCAATATGTTTAATCTCTCTATAAGTGTAAAATCAATATCAGAAAGAAAATTATTAATATCCATATTATTTGAAATTTTTCCTTCAGGTCTACCCATGTAATATTGATATAACACCGGATGAAGTTCTAATTCTTTATATATTTCTGTACTATTTCCTGGATCACACATACGACATTTTAAATTACAAACATTACCAGGACGAATATCTAATGCCAATGGTTGTTTATCTCGATTTCCATATTTTAAATCTGGAGTAACATGGCCGTCTCGTTTTATAAATTCTTGTCTATCACTAGACCATCCCTTTCTTTCTCGATCACCACATACAAAACATTCAAGCGGTTCTTCCCCCTTTAATAATTTTTCTCTTATTTCCAAAAGTTGTTTATCATTATAAAAAAACTCCTTCAATCTTTCTTTTGCAGGAATTCCTGAAGATTTTTCACTAAACTTTGCTTTCGTGAAGCGTGCTTCACAACACATCTTAATTGAATCTTTTGATGCGTTTACATAAGTATGCATAAATGGGGCGGGACAATGAAATCCCTTTTTATATTTTATTTTTTCATGAATTTCACGTCTCATAAAAATTCCTTAATTAAAAATTTATCTTTTTCTAACCAATGTCCAACTTGATTTACTGGTATTCCTCCACGTCGGACATAAAAATTATCAATATCATTTAATTTATTTAATAATTCAATTTGCTTAGTACATCTATAATATAATCCCATATATACTGCAGTGGGTCGATATTGAAAAATATTACTTAACCACATCAATTTTGTGCCCGAATTTTCATCCTCATCATGTTTAGAAATAAAATCATGAATAGAAAATCTTGAATCCAATAAATCTACATGATCATAATATAAGTTTACATTATCTTTAAATTCATTAAACCAGGATAACCAACTCTGCATTCCTCCAAAATAATCAGTATACTTTTCAAATTCCCCATCTTTTATTTCACTAGCTCCATCCAAAACATCTACACTACTAATAAAATCTTTATAATTTAATCCATTCCAATTTTCATGTATTTGTTTCATCATATATAATGAATATTCATTACTATCAAAAAATACTAATTTCAAGTCTTTAGTATAACCTGTATCTTTTAAAATTTTTAAATGATTAAGTCCACAAGCTACTGTATAAAATACAGATACATCTTTTATAAAATGATGAGAATGAATAGATGGTGAATTTTCTTTAGGTAAAATTGGCTCCGTATTCCAAGGAAGAAAGTTTGAAAATGTACTATCCTTTATAAAATTATAAACATCATATTGATCAGCTATATAAGTAAGAGTTTTTTTAATTTGAGAACTAAATTCTCTTCTTTCTTTTATTTTTGATAATAAAGGACATCCTTTAGATTTCCATTGTTTAACATTTAAATAATATAATTCTTGATCTCCTATAAAAACATCATTATCTATAATATCTTGATCTAATTCTTGTATAAATGAATCATCCTCTGTTTCTAAATCATGTCCAACTTTTATTATTATTGCATGATCAACTGATTTTGTTTTTAAAAATTCAAGAGCTTCAACATAAGTACCAAAAAGTTTAAAAGACTTCTCATATGAAGACGGCGGGGGATATGGATAAGGTTGGGGATTTACTTGCCAATCTAATTCCAAAAACCAATATTCTGTTAAATTTTTATGAAGACCTTTAACAACAGGATCAACATTATTTGAATTGTCAATCCAACAAATAAAATATTTTCTTTTTAATTCCATAATTAATCATATTAAATATCGTTCAAGTTGTGGTGTAATATCTAAAACATTCGTTTTTCTTAATTTATCTGCTAATCTGGTATGTTTAATAAATTGCTCTTTATTATATTTTATATTAGGTAACATCCATCTATCACCTCTTTTTTCAAGATCATCTGGTAACTTGTCTACAAATTCTGAATCTTTTCTATAATGACTTACATCTTTATTAAGATCTGAATATACTTGCTGAAAACATTCTTGTTCTTCTTCATTAATATTATAATCATATATTACTCTCTCTATTTCACTTCTAATAAAATCTTTATGATCATCATCTAACCAATGTATATTTAAATGCATTGGTTCAACTATTGGATGTAGTGCCGGTGGATCTATAAATTCAAATCTACGGCTTTGCTCTATCATCCATGCAACATGATTGTAAATATGGAAAATATTATATACATTTATTACACTATTAAATCCTATACTATTAATATTTGGTAATTCACACGCTTTTAAGAAATTAGTATGAACTCTTTTCCACTCACATCCTGTTCTACAATATTCAAAAACTTTTCCCAATCCATCAACACTAAACCGCAATTGTAACCCTTTAAATTGAGAAAGAAGATCAATAACTTTCTTAGGCCAAACTGTACCATTAGTAATTAAATGTAGTTGTATATTTTTAGCATCACCATGTTCAACTAACTGTTTCCATATTTTTATACAACTTGGATCTATAAATGTTTCTCCTCCAGACATTTTTAACCAACGGACACCTTCAAGATTATAATTATCATATAATCGAGAATTATCTTGATCCCAATCAATAGATTCAGCCATTTTCATTTGCCACGGATTATCAGTCCACATATCCCAATATGTACCTTCTAATAAATCATAATTATCTAAAACTTCCTTTTCTATTTTACTACTCCAAATACTACTACAAGATCGACATTTGGCATTACATAATTTTCCTGGTCGCAAATCTATGTCTATTGGATGGTCATATATATTTCCTGTTTCAACATTAAATCCCATATTATCCATCGTAATACCTTCTGGTGCATATCTGTTTATAAAATCAATTCTAGCACTTTCTCTTTCAGCACCAATTTCTTCATAATGCTTACAATAATTACAAGGATTTGAACCATCTTCTAAAACGGGCCATTCATTTTTTAAAAAAGCTTCTCTAACAGTTTTAATCTTATCACTTGACCACCATTTTTCTTGTTGATTGGCTACAGTATCCCCTTCTCGAATTGCCGGTGTATCAATTCTATCCATAATATCACTCATACAACATAATTTAAAAGCACTATTACCCATACTAGTATAGGTGTGTAAAAATGGTGCAGGGCAGAACACCTTCTTGATTTGCTCTTTCATAATTTTCCTTGTCTTCTTGCTTTTAATGCTTCGCGGATTCCAATTTTAACATACTTTTCATCATCTAAAAAATGCAAACTAGTATCTTTCCATTCTGGCATTTTTTCAAATCCATCCCACATTTCCGTTAAAATCCAAGGGAATTCATGTGGACCTAACGCTACATGCATACATTTTGTTTCATATAATTTAAATTCTTTGCAAAGTTCTTTATGCCAGTTTAAATATTTATTAGGTATAAAATCACATGAAAAATTATTCATTTGATGATTCGCTATATGCGCCATTGATAATGTTAAATGATTATAATCATTTGTTACAGCAATTGTACCATCAGTAAAATTACTATATCTAATTCCTATCCTCGAATGACCTAATCCCAAACTTTTACTTAAACTAAAACACACTTCTTTTATGGCAGGATGATTAACATCTATAGTAATATCATAACATGTACCATACCACGCACAATCAATAAGTACTGGTACATCTTTTTCTAAACATGAATCGAGAGTTTCTTGTAAAAATGGAACTTGATTCCCATTTCCACAAAATGGCATACTAATTATAACCCAATCATTTTTTTGTATTGGTTCTTGAATATCGTCGTGGGGATATTCCGTATCTATAAATTCCCATTCATTAAAGATTCTTCTATGATAATGATATTCCCCTCGATAAAATCTCAATCTTCTATCTTTATATCTAAAATAACTTTCATCAAGTGCTTGAGTAGTACCTATAATTATATGCTTTTGTTTGAATTTGTCTAATCCTTTTATTTTATTTAATTTTGTTGATTTAATCCATGAGTCTATATTTTTTAAAAACTCTTCTTTACATTCCCAAAATCCCGAAGCTTCAAATTCCTCTTTCCAAGGTAATTCACCTAATGATTTTTGAAAATTTGGATCAAAAATTGCGTGGTGCTTATCTTTGAATAATATACTATTCTCTTTTAAAATTCTTTTTTTCCTCGGATAATTTATATTTTTTAAATGTGCATAAATTGGTTCAGCTATCTCAGGTAAAGATTCTCGAAAATTCTGTGATCTATACTTATCAAGTGCCTCAGTACGATCAATAAACTCTCTAATATGATATGATTCATCTTGTGCCCACATATATTTTAAAATAGAATTTAAACAATTCGTTGTTACATCTATTACATAATCATTATCCACAATATTCTCATAATGTTTCCACACCTTTCTCTGTTCTATTAATTTGGGAAACCTTTCTAAAAAACTTTCATATTTAGATTGAACTAATAGTTTTATTCGTTCTGGCAAACATCTAATATTATAATATAATGGATTATGTAAATGGTGCATACTAAAAAACATATGTTTACCATTTATATTAAATCTTTTAAAATTTTGTTCTATTGTCCATTCTATTAATTCAGGAATATTCAATACATTAAAAACTTGAACTGTTGTAGTAAACCATCCATTTATATTTGGAATTTGATCAATCTTATGAACCGTTTTTTCAATTTTTTTCCAATTACTCGGAAAGCGTATATATTCATTAACATCTTTAATACCATCAACACTTCCGCCCAATTCAACAAGTCTAAAATGTTTCCATAATTCAAATGCCTTATCAGGTATATTAACTAAATTAGTATTATAATCTAATGCAATACGCTTAGATCTACCTGTGTCAATAAATTTTTGCAATAATTCATAATTAGCTTTCGCTATAGTAGGTTCTCCACCACTAATATGAATCATTTCAATATTAGGGGCATTTTCAACTATTTGATTAAAAATATCACCACGTTCATGCCAACTATAAGGATCAAAACCATCTATACATATTTGACCTTGTTTATCCTTTTTTAAATACAAATACTTATCATCTGCTGCATCATGTCTAAATCTATTCCATCCAAAAGCATTATACCAATCATCTTTCCAAGGGCTACTTTCTGTCGGTCCGCACATTCTACATTTTAAATTGCACAAATTCCCCAATCTAATATCAGTATGTAAAATAGGTGAAGAGAAGTCAATAGATCCGTCTGATTTTGTTAAATTTTTAGCGTCATCTATAGTAAAAGACTGTAGGGTTTTGTCTTCAACTAAAGGCTTTTCCCACGAAGGACATTGTAATTCAATTTGTCCTTCTCGCAATGCCCTCTGCTCATATCTTCTTCTATCCACAACTCTTCTACTTTGTTGTCCCGCATCTTCTTCCTCATTACATCTTTGACATACTGGATGCCTTTCACCTTTTAACATAGATGATCTAACGTCTTTTAATAATTTACAATTTCTTGCTTCATTTATAGAAGCATTATCAGCTGTCATTATTTCATTATTATCTTTTCTGCAAACTCCTCTAGTTTTTCTATGAGTATTTGCTTGAACACACATACGATATTGTCCATTATTATTAATACTAAAACTAGTCCAAGGGACGGGACAATAACTTATATTATTTGTATTCATTATACAACTCCTTTAATTCAGGAAAAATTATACTAAAATTAAGTTGTCTAATATTTTCTAAATTTTGTATGTATTCAAATGTCTGTGGCAATAAATTAGATTGATCCTCAGACCACATAAATTCAATTAATGATTTTAATTTTTTAATTCCATTTGGTTTTTCCAATACTCGATCATAATATTCAAAATTTTCTTCCAACCATTTATAAAAATCATTATATTTGTCTGAAATTTTTTCTTTATATTCTTTTGTTAAACATTTTACACTTAAAAAATTAGGACTATGTAAAAAATGAATTCCTATCATTCCTCCATGTTCAGGCCATTTATTTATTTCAGAAATTTCATCTTGTGTCAATTTCCATTTAATAAAATCTGGTATGTGCATTATATTAAAAATACTCGCAGTCGTGTCTATATTAATTTTTATATGTTCATTATTTTTTGCAAAATTATTATATTTTATAAGATTTTGCATTGTCGTATCCAATTTACTAGGATATCTTAACCATTCATGACGCTTCTCAACACCATCCAGACTCACAGCAATTTCTACTAATGATAACCTCTTTAACATCGAAAATAATTTATCATCAATTTCTTCAGCATTTGTATTAAAGCGTAAATTTGTTGTTTTTGGAGAATTTTTAATAAAATCCTTAAATTCGTTTATAATTGTAGGTTCACCTCCTAATATATACGCATCTGATATTGGTTGCTCTGATAACTCTTTCCAAGTTTGTTCATTCTTATACCAATTATATCCACCATTTTGATCCTTCCCCTTAGACCAACTTAATTTGTTTTGTAAATCTGAACTTATATTACTATTCTTCATTTTTGTCCAATCCTTTATCCAAAAACTACTATCATCTGGATTACAAGTTGAACAGGCTAAATTACACTTATTTCCTAGTTTTAAATCAACATAATGAATTTTTGCTGGTGCTTCTCCATCATCTTTAGTATGCCACACAATCGAATTATAATCCAATTTTTTCTTCCATTTTTTATTTTCCCAAATACGTTTGCTATTATATCCAACTTCTTCTTCTTTGTAACATTTTTGACATTCTCGTGGTTTATTTCCTTTAATCATTTCTGAACGCACATTTTTCATATAATTGGTATTCCAATAATCTTTCCAATTATCATGTTTTAAATTAACCAATTGACCATCATCTTTTCTATTACAACCTATTTGTGGATGTTCATCATCACTACTACTATTAGCTGTACAACATAATTGCATATTGCCTGTAGTTCTAGTACTTAAATGCATCCAAGGCAAAATACAAAATCCACTATCCTCTTTTTTCCAAGGCGCGGGTGGTGCATTATCTAAATAATCAATCATCTCTGATGCTAAATGATTTTTATATTGTTGATTTCTAATATTATCATAAAATCTAGTTGTTTTCTTTAATTGATAATGTTTTAAATCTTTTATATTATTGATAATTGTATTTTTAACAAAATTCTGAAAGAATTTTAAACGTGGTTTAATTCCTACAACTTCTTTTGTATTTGCTTCAAATTTTTCTAAAGCTAATTTTAATAAATCATGATCAATAAATTCAGAATTCAATTCACTACTTTGTGGTATCATTTGGAAATCAACAGCCACATCTATCATTGCATCAGGGCCATCATGTTCTGAAAGATTTGTATAATATTTTTTATATAACTCGTCTGCCCATTTATAAATATCATCCAAATTAAATATGTTATATGGTTGAGCAACTATAGAAAATCCTACTGAAACCCTGTTTTGTAAATATTCCTTTTCTTTAAAATGACTAAACATTAAATTAACACTCTTATTCAACATATCCCAATTAAAAGGATACCGAATATAATCATAAAGCTTATCAGTACCATCTATAGAAATTCTAAAACGACAAAATTTAAAATGTGAAATTTTTTCTAATAAATCTGAATTAAATTTTGTACCATTAGTAGTTAAATCTAATACTATATTTTTAGCATAATCATTTTTTATAGCATAATCAACTGCATTTAAAAATTTATGATTAACTGTTGGTTCCCCACCAGTAACCTTTAAAACTTCTAATTCTGGTAAAGCGGAAATAACATCTTGTTCTAAAAATGGTTTTTCAGCATGAGATGATAATCTATGAGACAATTCTTTTTTATACTTATTATTATTTTCATATTCACCATAATCAAAATGATTTGGTATGCGTTTACCATCATTGACTTGAATGAGTAATTCCTTTTGATGTTGATCACTACTACCTGCGCTACACATTCTACATGCTAAGTTACACTTATTATCATACTTTATATCTAAATATTTTAATTTTGGTTTTTTCAAATTAAATGTATCAATATTATCCGCAAATCTCCCATTCATGGCAATTCGTAAACTTGCGATTCCCATATCTTCTCTTTTCCAACACGTTGAACAAATATTTGGTCTTTCATTATTTAAAAATTGTTTTCTTATTTTATTCATTTCTGGACTATAAAATGCATCTTTAATTGTAGCAACATTTGCATGTAATGCATCTTGGGATGTAACATCTTTTGAATCACTACCCACTCGTAAATTTTTATTACTGTCACAACATACTCGATACCAACCAGCCACACTTGATGTCATATGTATCCACGGCAATATACAAAAATTTTTTGTAGGAATATTTATGTTTTCCTGTAAAAACTTTTTTGTATATATTTCACCTTGTAAAACTTTTCGACCAAAACTATTATATATTCGTTCTGAATCATCATCATCTAATTTAATATCAGGTAAAAATCCGTACACATATACTTGATCATTTAACTTAGAAATAAGTTTTTTTAATTGCTTAAAAATATTTGAATAATTTTTATGTTCCCATAATGCATATTCATTAGCATAAACATTACTAACCCATATAAATGTATTTCCTTTGAGATTATTAATTTCATTAACCTGCCAACCCTCATAATTATTTAAAATGTCCCATCGCCAATATTGATGTTGTTGTCTATTCTTTACAAATGTTTCCCAATGTTGTACAAAATTTTCTAATCCTCCCCATCTAGTACATTCTTCTGTCCATAACTCATCAAATTCTATAATATCATCACAAAATTCTATTAAACTATCCTCACTATTTGAATTATCTTTAAATTTTATATCAACCAATTCATTAAATATATCTTTAAATGTTTGTTTTTTTAGATTCCAATGTTCTGACAATAATCTCTTAAAAGATAAAGCGGGTCCACTTATATCATAAAATATAACATTTTCTTTTCCTGAATAATTAAAAGTATTTAAAATATGATTTCCAACAAATCCTGCAGATAATACCACATAATTATCAAATTGTTTTGGTGCATTTATTCTTTCTAATAAGTTATAAAAATTATTTTCAGGTATTTCTGTTGGATATGGTTCTGAATTAAATGCATATAATTTACTAGAATATCCTCTAGTTGTAAGTGAAGTTTGATATCTAACCTTAGTTTCCATATCATTAAGCATTTTTTTATCTTGCTGTACTTCATCCAAATAAAAATATTCTTTACTTTCTCTTATTTTATAATTAAATCCTTCAACATTATATCCATATTTAAAAACTGTATTTAAAAAGTTCCACCCCCATCCCATACGTGATCCCTTTTCAATTTTTTTCATTTTTAATTTATAATCTCTCGGCTTTAACCATAGAGGTGTATAATCATCATGAAAATCTTCAACACATCTTTCAGGTTCATATAATTCTTCTATTGTCAAAATACTAGAAGTGTGCAGGTCAGGGCAATGAATATCTTTATAAATTTCCAAATTTAAAAACATCATTTGAGGATGTATACTATACCAATTTCTATTCAAATGAATTCTACTTTTAGCATCATTGTCAACAATATGACAAAGCATAGCTGTATTTGGAGAAGCTTCTGCTTGTTCAATCAAATAAAAACACGTATCATGACTAAGACGATGTCCCGGTTTTTGAATTAATGCATATTTCCTCTCACTAGATAATGCATCTTTGATACATTCTTGTAAATCATTATTTTCACTGTAATATATGTTTGCATGAATGTTGGCCAATTGTCCTTGAAGTTTCGATTTTGTAAACTGATCTGCAAGATCAAGTAAATATGGATCATCAATCTCATCTTCCCAATCAGAAAAAGTTCTCCAATAGCAAAAATAAATTTCTTTTTCAGCTATCTCATTTAATACTTTATTAGAATTTAACATTATTATATCCGTTTATGAAATTTTTCCAACTTCTTCTGACAATAGGATTCCAAAATTCTGAATCCATATTACATCCATTAGTAAGAATATGATAACGTGGCTTATCACTATTATTAATACACTCATGGTTCCATACATTAGAAAAAAGCCACGTAGATCCATTATCAATTGGGATATTGCCCCATCCTGATACATGAAAATCACAACCTTTTGGATGTTGAATAGAGAAATGCAGGATACTTGGACCCATTATATCAAGGGTAAGTGGTTGGTCTTCAATATCTCTATCATTATGTAAAAAAATTGAACCTCCTGGATCAATTTTCATAAATCTTGTTCTTTCATGAGATATTATTCCCGCGTGGTTTTGTAAAAAGTCTTTTGTTTTTGGACATTTATCCGCTATACTTGTCCAATCATATCTAACATGTTCTAATTCTTCATGATAAACACTGCCGAATTCACCACTAATTCCATGTAATGCTAAACTAGACCAATTCTTTCCACTACTTTCTCTATATGGTATCCATTCATCTAATTGTTCAACTTCATGTAAAATGTCTTCCCAACGAAATTGAAAGTCAAGCATTAACCACGGCAATGCACAATTATCTATTGCGTAACTATATTCTTTATTCATTTTTTTTATCTATAAAAGTGTCTCTATTTTTTAATTCACATGTCTGTTTACATTTTTTAACAGGCTCATCTGAACTCCATGAATTTATAATACCATTAAATAACGGGCCATCTAATATTTCTTGTATTGTTTGACTATACAAACTATTATTATATTTTGCATTAAATTCACCAAACAATGTTTTTGGGGGATGTCCAGCCGCCATATTTAATGATTCAGCATTTACATAACAACACGGTATTAATTCACCAACATGATTTATAAATATTCTTTTTTGATTTCCATATTTACATTCTATCATATTACTTTCTTTATACTATCCAAAAAATAATCTGCTAGCCATTGATTTGACTTTTTTCCAGGATGACTTAAATCTCTTGCATAATCATCATAAGCAGAAGGAAGTTTATTTTTTTCAATGTATTCAATTACTTGTTCTCTCGTAGCCTGTTTTCCATCTTCAACAAAATTCTCTATCATTTCTGCCATCTCACTAATTGATGTAACATTTATCTGTGCATCTACTTTATTAAAAGGTATCTCATAATCATCAGCCAAAAAATAATGAAAGGAAGCCTTATTTTCATAACAAACACCTTTAACAGCATTAATATTTCTTGATGCATTTAATTTATTCATATATATATTTCTGGACATATGATTAACCAATTGTTTTACATATTGATCAAAATATATATCCCCCTCTTCACCCTGATGAGATCCGAACGGATTTGTACAAATATCAAATTCAAATAAGTCAGTATATTCAGTTTTATGTTGAATAAAAGAAACATCTTCCCACCAGTAAGGCTCTTTCTGGAGCGCCAATTTCCAATTAGATTCAAAACCCTTTAATATAAGATATTTAAATAAATTTTCATTAAAATGAAAAGTACGAGTAATATTAGGACCTAAAAATACTACATGTTTCGGTTTTAAAAGAGGTATTAAATATTGACTAAAAAGATATGCTTGATCATGACTACCTCCTGATAAACCTACATTATAGTTTTTTAATCCCAAAGTTTTACTAAGTATATTAGAAAAACGATCTTTTTCTGCTAAACCTATACCATAAACATAACTACATCCTAATATTAAAATACTATCACCTTTATTGTCAAAATCAAATTCATCAGACCTAAATCCCCAACTATTATGTCTATACCAAGGCACTTCTTCACATTCAGTCTGTAAATAATTTATTTGTTTTTTTGATAATGTATATGGCCAATCCTGGCCATCATGAATCATTTTAATTTTCTCAAATTGTTCTGTATATCCACACATATCCAGTACATATTTGCCGTAACTGGAATTTTGAAATTTATCATATCGCTCTTTATTATCTTGCCCCATATAAAGATAATCGCCATTACGTCTATGCCAAGATGTATGCAAAAATGGTATAATTTGTTTTTCTGTAAAATCATGATTTTGTAAATATCCTATAAAATGAGTCAATTCTGTATCATGAACATTAAAATTTGTTAAATCAAATTCTCCATTATCAATTCTTTGACTAATTTTAGAAATCTTTTCTTCTGAACCATCTTTAATAGGGCATTTAGGTAAAATATCATCTTCCCATTCTAAACAAAATCCTTTAGTTTTGAAATCTTTTCCTAATTTAAACTTAGCATTATTGGCATTTAGATGTTCTTCACTCATTTCACTTCTCCACTACCTGTTCTATGTGAATATATTTTTCTAAATCTTTTAAATCCTTCAACTTTAGACATATTCTCTGCCTCCTTTATTAAATGTTCATTATGATCAAATACAATAAATTGCCATGTTGCATTGCCGCCCGCACCTATAAATGCTCTATAATTTTCCTGCACCTTTTTAAAATTAGATCCAATTCTATATTTTTCCAATGATTTTTGATCTGTTCCATCAAGACCAAAAAATACAGATAACTTTCTTCTACCCAGATCTTCCCAGAATTTAATAGTTCGAGTAGATCCATTAGTAGCAACATTAACATCTGAAAAATCTAAAAAATAATCTACTATGTCTATAAATTCCGGATGAGTAGTGGGTTCATCGACTGATCCACAAAAATTTATAATTTTCAAATTGGGTAAATATCCTTTCGGAATCCATTTTTTTAAATCTTCAAATTTAATATAAGACTTATTAAGTAATGGTCCAACTTTATCATGCATTTCTTGACGAAGACATCCTGGACATTTAATATTACAAAAACTAGTAAGTTCTATATCAATCCATTCTATGGTATTTTTATTCCACATTATAAAAATTGTTCATTATATGCATCAAATCCTATTCCACATTTGTTAGCGCAAACTTTAAGTTTTCCATCTTTAACACTGGAACATGACCAAGAGTCTTCTATGGCTTTGAAAAACGGGCCGTTAACTATTTCTTTTATAGTATGTTTTCTGAGACTGATATTTTCATAATCTCCTATTAATTTCCAAATAGGTGCTTCGCGGGGTTTCCAATACCATTTATATTGTTGTCCCGCTGTCCAACAACAAGGAAACACATGTCCTTCTGCCGTAACAAATATTTCCTTCTTATCTATTGCTTTACAATTAATAGGTGTTGTATCATAATATGCATCCATACTACCATGTTCAGCAACTAAATCTTTTTCTTTTTTTAGTGCAACATTAACAAACTCTAAACTGGGTTTTTCTAACTTCTGAGTATTTTCGCCTTTTCGATTTGTTGCTTGATGGGCGTCTTTACCTTTATGTTGAACAGTCGAAAAGAAACGTCCTGTTTTTTTGACTTGAAATTTTTCAAAGCCCATATCCATCGCCAATTGTCTTGCCTCATCTACCTGATGTTCATTATGTTTAAACACTATAAAATCCCATTTAGCATGACCACCTCGATCAATAAACGCTTTGGCATTCTCCATTACTCTTTCCCATTTAACTTTTTGCCTATATAAATGATTAGTATCCTCTAAACCATCTATACTAAATGTTACAACTACATCTATATCTGCTAAATCTTCCCAAAAATATTCTGGTTTAGCGCCTCCATTGGTATTCATACCTAACCACATATTGGGATTAGCATTTCTAAAAGATCTAAATCCCTCGATTGCATAATTGCTTATGCATGGATCACCTAAATTACCACACATATACATAGAGTCCAACTGTTCTACAAAATGCCAAGGAAACATTTCATAATAATCCATAGAACTTAACATTGCATTTGTGAGATAGGGATTATCTTTACCACCATTTATATTACGGTCACATTGGGGGCAAGCGGCATTACATCCCTGAGTAGGTTCAATATGAACACTTTTTATTTCATCATATCTATACATAATTCTGGAAAAACTTTTTCAAATTGTTTATGTGGTCTTAATCTATTTAAATGTGAAATATATTCTTGAAATTCGGGAAGTCTTTCAGACCAATCTTCATCATCCATGAAATTTAATAGTCCTTCATATCTTTTAATTCCATAGGATGAATTTGCCCAATCATCAAATTCTATATTTTCTACACCGGTACATAATTTCCAATTATCTTCCATCCAAGGGAAAAACTCTTCTTCATATTTCTCTCTAATTTTATATTTTAATTCTTTTGGTATTATTTTAACATTTAATTGTGGTGGCCAATATGCCAAATGACAATTGATCATTCCTGCTCCCCCAGGCCATTTATTTATTTTCTTATATCCTTGCTGAACTTTCCAAGATATAAATTCTGGAAGATAATTAATACTCAATGCCATAATAGTTGTTGCGGTTGTTACTGTAATATTATCATCAGTCTGATCCATTAATTTTAAATTCTTTTCAATAATTTTCCATCTACTAGGATAGCGAATATAATCATTATACTTTCCCCAACTATCTATTGAAAAATGAAATATTACATGTTTAAATTCACTCCACAACTTAAATAACTTATCTGGTAATTCAATACCATTTGAATTATATCTTAATTCAATTTTAGGAGCATAGCCCATTTCAATTACTTTTTCAAGTAAGGTATAATGCTCATCAATAATAGTTGATTCACCTCCTGCAAAATATAATTGATAAATGTTTGGTATTTGTTCATATAAATCTTCCCAAAAATGAGGACTCATTTTATGCCAATTATACGTTCCGCCGTCTTCATTTTTTTTCCATTGACTAGTATCTTTCAATCTTTCATTTTTTATTTTAGGATAAAAATCTAACCACTCTTTATTCCATCCAGAAGAATCATTTGGAGAACACATCACACAAGCCAATTGACATTTACTTCCCATTCGTAAGTCAATATATCTAAGTTTGGGGGCAACTGATCCATCTTCATTTGTGTTTTTTACTAATTCATTTAAATCATAAATTTCTCCCCATTTATTAGTTTCCCAAACTCTTTTAGGAATATGGCCCGCATCTTCTTCTTTAAAACATTTTTCACATTGAGGGGGGCGTTCACCTTTCATCATCATCAATCTAGTACGCCTCATATAATCATTATTCCACGCATCTAATAATCGAGTGGTATTTAAATTAGCACATTGGCCATCTTCATTTCTTATATTTGCTTTTGTTCTTATGGAAGAATTTGGATCTTGAACAGCAGACGCATTCGCAGTACAACATACTCTCATATGTCCGTTGGGTCTTGTTGATAAATGTATCCACGGCAATGCGCAAAAAGTGGGGGAAGGATAATCCATAAATTGTCTCACTAAATATTAATAACTATAATTATATTTATGCTACTAAAATATGACTAATTTTTTTTGTTTGAAGTGGGGAAATAAATATCCTCCAAAATATGTGAATCGATTATTCAATTCTTTAAAAATACACTATAATAATTCTTTTAATTTTCATTGTTTAACAGAAAATTCTAAAGGATTAAATAAAGATATTGAAATAAAACCAATTCCTACAACATTCGATGAATTTCCAAGAACTCAAATTTTCACTTCAGAAAAAATGTGTTATTTTGGAGATTATGCTAACATGTCAGGTAAAAAGGCATGGTTTGATTTAGATATATTGATTCAAAATAACATAACAAAATACATACACAAAAATCATCCAAAACCAAAATTTATTTGGAATTATTGGAGAGATTCATTGGCCTCAAAATTAAATTATGGATATTTAACAACTCCTATAAATTCTTCATTTGTTGCTTGGGATAATGATGCTGGATATGAAATGTATGAAAATTTATTAAAAACAAAAAAGGAAGCATTCTTTTCATATCCATCTTTCGATAAACTCATATTTTATCAATGTCATCGCAAAAAAATGGTAGATTTCTGGCCTCCAACCACTGCCTATAATTACAATATAGGTGCAAAATTTCCAAATGATATGACTCCAAAAGAATATAAAAAACGTTATAAAATATGTCTATTCAATACTTCACATAAAGCATGGGCAAAAGAACATGAACAACATGTAGAATTGCATGATGCACAAGGATGGGCAAAAGAATTATGGGAAAGTTATAATGTCATCTTATGAAACTTTATTAAAAACAAAACATAAAAAATTTAAATATTTAATTGAATATTCTAATAATAAAGATGTTCAAAAAATATCATGGCGAGTATTTGACGAAATCATGATACATTATGAAGAAGAGCCCGTACATTTTTTATGTAGTTGGTTCTGTCATATAGAAGTGGATGATTTTGAATTATTCGGTTATAAGTGCTATTATTATGATATAGATCCTATGGTATGCAAAATTAATAAATTAATAACAAAGAATGTTATTAATAAAGATGTCATATTTGATGATGTTAAAATAGAAGACGGTATAATTGTAAATAAATATTGTGAAACATGTTATCCTGTTGGTAGAAAGTTCTCAGGAAAGTTTGTTTTAGTTGGTTCTGATAATCCACATCTATCTTGTATTAATCCGATAAATAGTTGTCAACAAATTATAGATCAAAATCAATTAACAACAATTCATTATAAAACTGAAATAAAAGGTAAACATAATTATTATTTGGTGGTAGGATGCAATCAACTATAGAAAAATTAAAAAAATTTGAAGATAATATTGAAAAGAAAAATCAAGAAATTAGAGATTCTGCAGGAAATATTAGAAAAACTATTGGAAAATTAAAAAATGATGTTAGAAAAACTATTGGAAAATATAAAACAAATATTGGAAAAAATAAAAAACATGTAAGTGATACCACAAAAAAAATTAATAAATTACCATATCATAAAATAGAACAATGGATAATAAACAATCAGGTTGGTAGTTTAGAAAGTTATCAAGATTCTTTATCACATGGACAATTATCTTCAAAACAATGGTTAGTTGACAAATTACCCAAAGGAAAAGATTTATATCTTGAAGTTATTTCAGACGGAACGCCAACTATTTTAGGATATACACAACATTTGCCTTTGGTCAATAGTGAAGGTAATACTGACCCATACCCCGAATCATCTTTATATATTGAAATTATTGGTGGATGGTTTGGTTGTCCATTAATAGATTTGTTACATTCTAAATTAGAAATAAAAAAAATAGACTTTTATGAAAAAGATGAATTATGTAAAAAAATATTAGCACAATATCTAAATCATTTTGAATTTCCCTTTGAGGTTTCTATTTTCGGAGATTTTTTTGAAAGAAAAGAAATTAGACGTAGAGATTTAATCATTAATACCTCAGGAGAACATATGGAAGATATTATAAAAATGAAACATTATTTTAAAGGAAATCCTGTAGTTGCTATACAATCAAATGATTATTTTGGATTAGATGAACATATCAATTGTGTTCATAATGTTGAAGAATTAATTGAAAAAAATCAAATTAAAAATGTGGTATATAAAGGTAGATTAGATTTTCCAAAATATACAAGATATATGACCATAGGTCATTGGTATGTTTAAATACGCAGTCGCATGTATATGTGTTGGTGACAAATACAATGTAAAAGATATAAAACGTCTAGAAAAAATGGTTTTTGAAAATACCACATATAATATAAACTTTCGAGTATTTGATGAACCAATTCTTCCCAAATGGTGGACTAAAGTTTTATATCATTCCCCCATGATAGAACAATTCGAAGAAGAAGTTGTATTAGCATTTGATTTAGATGTTATCATTAAAGGTAATATAGATAAACTATTTGATTGGGTTGAACAACAAAACTATCTATGTGCATGTTGGAGTAGATGGAGAGAGCATATGGAAGATTTTGAAAAACGGAGGATACAAAAAGAATGTTGCACTCCTTATAACTCTTCTATATTAGGATGGAAACCAAATAACAGTTTAAAAGTATGGGAAGAATTTGAATTTGAAGATATTGAAAAATGTGGTGGATTTGATATATATCTTTGGATGAAATATCTTGATCCCATTCGTATACCAGACCATTTTTATTATTCTGCTAGTCATTCTAATTATCAAGAATTAGATTATCCAATAGCCCTTTTTAATAAAGGATATTCTGACGGACTAGAAAAGGGGGAAATATATTCTACTGTTCCTTGGACTAAAAAATATATCTAATACCAAACACCATTAGGACTTTCATGAACTAATCCTATATCCTCTTTTAAAACTTCATTACAAAATTCCACATCTTCATGAAGATCATTATTCATCATAAATCCAACTGAAAATCTATTACAATTTGTTCCCGCACAATGCCAAGCATATTCTTTATTTTCTTCAACATGATCTAAATGACTAACAATTTTCAAAGATTTAATATTCCATCCTGCAGTATCTTGATATTCTTCAATTTCTTTTGAATCGCCATAAATTCTAGAAATACCTGCACCCGTTTCTGACCAAGAAAATATTATATTTCTGCCTGGGATATTCGCATTATGATGCCAAGCAATATATCCACCAGGAGGATAATGTTGACATAAAGGACTTCTTCTTGCTCCCACTAAGGAAGCTAATTTAGTTGACAATTTTAAAAGTTCTTCATGAGGTTCAGAAGCTTCCAGACCAAAATCATTTGATAATATATGTGTAGGCCCGCCAGAGCCTGAATCACCTTCCATTATATTAAACAAAT